GGTCCATCTTCTGCGGACTGGAGGTGATGAGCTTCTCCACGTCCTCGATGACGAGAACCACCGGCGTGCCGAGGAGCTCCGCGAAGCGCATGACGTGCTTCAGGTCCTCGTCCCACCGAGCCTGGATGAACGACCAACCGTTCTCCAGACAGATCTGCGCGGAGATCGCGGCGGCGAGCGTCTTGCCCGTGCCGTTCTCACCGTGCAGCAGCACCTTGTTGCCGAGGTCGTTGCCGTTCTGCCGAAGCAGGTCGGCGGTCTCCACGACACCCCAGATCTCGTCTGTGAGCGCCTCGTAGACCTCCTGCGCGTACACGACCTCCTTGCGGTCGATGTTGTACGGGTTGAAGAACTCCGGCTCCTTGTAGGTGCCGTTGACGATCCGCCCGACCCCGATCAGGGCCTTGTTGCGGTAGATCGAGTGCTCCTTGATGTAGGCCTCGACCAGCATCAAGAGGCCCCGGATCTCGACCTCGTACTTCTTCTTCGCCAGCACGTAGACCTGGAATGCCATCCCGTAGTCCTCGTCCTGACGCTCCTGCAGGAAGAACTTCGCGCCGAGGGGCGGGAACTCAAGCAGCCCGAAGGCCACCTGCACCTCCTCGGTGGGCGAGATCTTCACGGTCCTCAGCTCGGGGGGTTGAGTCCCGAACATCGACCGCATCTCCTTGCCGATGGCCGTCATGCCGAACACATCCTTCAACACCTTGTTGAAGGCGAACGCACCGTCCATGGGACGGCAGTCGAACGGCTTGGTGAACTCGTGCATCGCCTCCTCGGCCTCGGCCTGAGCGAGCAGCATGTTCGCTGCCTTCTTCAGACCGAGCTTCGAGGGGACCTGGGGAAGTGCGATCCGGATACCGCCGTCTTCGCGGTACTCGAACGCGCTCTCCACAGTGATCCGGCCACCAGCGACATCCTTCAGGAAGTCGGTGGCCTTCTTCACGTCCTTCTTGGCTGCCTTGTCACTCCACATCGTGTCTTGAGACATTCCGATCCGTTCTACTCGATGATTCCAAGGTCATCACGGGCACTGCGTAGGCACACGCGACAGGTATCGAAGCGTGCGTCGTGGTGGTGCATAGAGGTGTTGCGATGCTGCTCGTCGAAGACCACTTCGAGCTTGTCCTCGTATCCTTCGACCGCGCCCACACGTATGTACGTGAGGCCCCGGTCTGCGAACAGCGCCAGGTGTGGATCGCCCAACGGCTTCTTGACCTTGGCGATCAAGTCAGCCGTCAGACGCATCCGCACAATGATGAGATCTGACATGAGTTCCTTTCATGGTCGATCGGTCATTGCTGAGTACTGCGGTTGTCCTCCTCTCTGAACTGGTCGAGCCAGATGTCCAAGAACTCCGTAGAGGACTCGGACCACCGGTACTGCCCAGGCTGGGCAGTGAGCTGATGGACTGTTCTCTGGCCATTGCCGTCGTAGAACTCGGCAATAGAGAACCGGATCGGGGTCCATGTATAGGGAGCTGGCGATAGATAGACAACGGCACCCAAGAGCCCGGCCTTCAGTAGGTCATCGCGTTCAGTGAGGAGCGAGTCCGCGTCACCCTGGCTTGGATGGCGGACGTTTCGCACCTCACCGCGCGAGCCCAAGAACACAACTTGCTCGGTGTCTCCTGTGTAGTTCTCCCGGGACCAGTCCCGGACGCGGTTGGCTAGACGACGGTTCTTAGGCGCTTGACTCATGCTGGTTGTGCCTCCACTGGATCGGGAGCGAACATCTCATCAGCCAGATCCTTCATGTCCTGGCTGGGCTGACCGAGCTTGTTGATGTACAGCACTCGGTCCTCTACTTCCTCGTCGATGATCTGGATCGCGATGTTGGCCGACTTCAGACCGGGAAACGCGGTGGTGATACCGGACTTCAGGTATCTCTTGGTCCACTCCATGTTGTGTTCATCGGTCTCGACCAACACGATGATCTGGAGTACTCCTTGTGCTCTCATACGTCCTCCTTCGGACATGAGAGAGGGGCGGGAGATTACTCTCCCGCCCCTCAATGGGTTGATCAGACCGGCTGGAGATCCAGATCCGGGACGTGCGTACGGTCTTCGGGCTCGGGCTCGGGCTCGACAACCTTGTCGAGGATGTCGTCCAGGACCTTCTGCTCATCCCGGATGGCCTTCTCGACTGCGGTCCAGACCCAGCCAAGCTGGTCTTCGCCGTTCTCCTTGGCCCTACGGTTGTTCTCTTCCTCCTGCTTCCGGAACTGCTTGTAGAGCGCAGTCAGAGAGTCGAGGCTCCCCCGCCTACGCATCTCCAGCAGCCAGATCCTGGCGGCGTACTCGGACTTCACGCGGTCGGTGGTCTTGTTCTTGATCGAGTTGGCCTTCATGGAAACCTGCATCTCATGAGACTGGATAGCCAAGAACTGCGCACGAGTCCATTCCCGAACCTGCTCGCCACTCACCGGGTCAGTCTTGGTGGGAACCTTCTTGGTCCGCGTCTCCTTCTCGTTGTTGAACGAGGTGATCAGGAGGTATCCGATCCAGATCCCGCCGACGACGAGGAGGAACCAGGGGCTGAAGATCCAGGCGGCACCCACAGTGGCGCTAGCAGTAGCAGCCAGCCGAAACGGCGTAGCCACCCAGGTACGGAACGGAGCGGTCAGGTTCCAGGCACCGATCAGGATGCCCTTGGCGTTCACGAACAGGTTCTTGAACCAGCCCACGGATCTCACGGCGAGGTCCTTCGCCATGGAGGCTCCGCCCTTCACTTTGTCCCAGAGCCAACGAGCTCCGTCGACGATCACCTTCTTCGTCCAGGTCAGGCCCTGGGTCACCTTGTCAGCGACCCAGCCAATGGCCTTTCCGATGTTGTCGAAAAGACTTCTGATAAACGACATGTCTCTGTTCTTTCTGTGAGTTGTAGACATGCAAAAGCCCCACCGGCTATCGGAGCCGATGGGGCTGTGTACCCAGGCGCGTCGCACTTGGGTACCTACCCATTATATCACATACACGACATAAGGGATAGGGGTTTCGATCAGTTGCTGATATCCGGCAGGACCCACTCTTCGTCGGTCATGGTTGCCTTCTTGCCGCAGTCCATGCACCGCAGGATCGCGTGGTGCTCGGAGTCCATCTTCGGATCGTTGACCGGCAGGTGCCGCTTCTCACCCTCGTAGTCCATGAGGCCGGCGCGTGCGGTCCAGGTGAGCTTCCGAGTGACCACCATCTCCACGTTGCGCTTGCCGCAGCTCGGGCAGGTGATCGACACCGGCACCTTGTCCGGTGCCTGGTCGGAGAGACGGTCGGTGTACTCCCGGTAGATCTTGAGGATCCACTCGGGGATCTCGTCCGGGAAACCGTCCTTCCGCCACCGCCTCAGCTCCCGCATCCGGTACTGCTTGATCGGGAGGATCTTCAGCCGATGGACCCAACCGATGCTGATGTCGGTGTCCTGGCGGGAGAAGATCTCGCACAGGACGTGCTCGTGCATCAGCACACGCTCCATCCAGTCCGGATAGGTCTCCTCGTACTCGATCGGCTCCAGGGCCTTCACCACGGTGAAGTCACCCTCCAACGCGGTGTTCGCCGACGCCAGGATGCCCACGTCGCCCGGACCCCAGGACTGCTGCTCAGGGAGGGGCTGGATCTTGGCCTGGATGTTCTCGGCCTCACCCACGAAGGAGTTCGCCTCGAGGATCATGACCATGAACGGGTTCTCCTCACTCATCGAACTCACCCACTTCCTCCTGCGCGCGACGCTGCTGGTAGACCTCGATGAACACCGAGGAGATCGCACCACCGAACATGCCGCTGACGATGGCGATGGTCGCCACGGTTGCGCCGATCATGAGTGCACCTGACTGGCCAGACGCTCGGCCTGGTGCTTCGCGCAGAGGGTCTTCAGCCAGCCGTGCTTGCTGCTGTACTGCTCGCCGGGCTCCCCACAGACCTCGCAGGTGTGCTCGGACTTCTCCTCCGCCTCGCGGATCAGGAGGTGGAAGTGCTCCTGCGCCTCTCGATCCGTGACGAAGGTGTTGGCGTAGTACCGCAGACCGCCGAACTTCTCCTTGACCTGCTGGAGCTCGAAGTCCGGGTCGATCTCGTTGAGCTTCTTCTCCAGCTCCCTGATCAACAGCCACCAGCCCTCACCGACGTTCTTGTAGCTGGTCATCATCGGGACCTTCTGTGGGCCCATCGCACTGGTCATGACTCCTCCTCAGGGAAGCCGAAGAACTGCCGGATCTCGTCGGGCAGGCCTTCCTCGTCGGCGAACAGGATCTCGGCGAGCTTCTGTGCCTCACCTACCTCCAGCTTGCCGATCACGCCGCTGTCGGTGAGACCGTGCATGGCGAGCTCGGTCTCGAAGATGGCTTGTTCGGCAGTGATGAACTCGCCCTCGCCGTCTGGTGCGCTGGTCATGCGAGACGCTCCAGACGCGCGATGGCCAGCTCCAGGTCCTTGGAGTTGTCCACGCCCTTGTGCTCGGCGAAGGACTCGAACTCGCCCTCGGTCATGACGATCTCCTCGCGGGTGTCCAGCTCCATGGCGAGGTGCATGTCCTCGTAGTGGCTGGACTCGTCGGCCAGCAACGGGATCACGCCCTGACTGTCGACGGGGTAGATCTCGGTGTTGCTGAGCTCGCCCTTCAGGTGGGCCTCGACCCGAAGCCTCAGCCTCGCGGCGTAGAGCTGCCGAAACCTCTCGTAGAGGTCCTTGTAGCGCTCCAGGCCGGCGTCGAGCACGTCGAGAATGACGGCTCGGTTGACGTGGTGTTCCATGGTGTTCTCCGTTTCATTGGTTGGTGTGCAGTTGCTCTCGAAGTACGCGGCGTTGCTAGTCACCACGAAGTTGTTGTTGCTGTTGAACGGTCGAGGCGGCTTCCAGCCACCGCCTACCGGGGCGTGGATCTTCCAGGGGAGCTGGATCCGCTCCTCCTTGGTCCAGCCCCGCTGACCAACCCTGGTGGTGAAGTACTTCTCGTCGCGCATGTACTCGACCATGCAGCCCTGGAAGAACTCCCGACCACCGAACTCGTCGAACTCGGTGGTCGGGATCCGGATCCAGTTGTCATTAGGTGTGACCTTGGCCAGGTGCTCGAGGATGTACTTCCTACGTTCCGGGGTCATCAGTACCTCCTTCCCCGACCTTCAGTCGGATGTAGTTGGTGCAGACCAGCTGGAACCACTCCATCCAGCGCTCGGCACTGGCATTGGCGATCCCAGCCCTGGGGGCGACCTGGAAGGTCTGGGTGACCTGATTGACACCCAGGTCGCGCTGGACCACCTCGATCTCGGACGACTTGCCGTCCCACTCGAAGTAGAGGCCCGACTCCAGGTCCAGGAAGCCGAAGTACGGACCATCGACCTCAGCCATCGCTCTTGGCCTCGTCCACCTCGGCCTTGTCCGACTCGTGCCAGGCCAGCCAGTGGGTGAACCCGACGTTGGTGGCTCCACGAGCGACCTCCTCACGCCAGAGCGCGACCATCCCCAGGCTGTCGGGGTCCACCTTCGGCTTCTCCCGAGCCCGCATCTCCTGCGCCTCCATGCAGTTGGCGATGGTGCGCAGCGAGCTGGCGATGGAGTGCATCACCTGCTCCTGACCGATGGTCCAGGGGTGGATGTCTCCGTTTCCCATCAGACCGCCTCCTTCTTCTTCTTGTCGGTGGTCCAGGTCCGGCAGTTCCAGCACCAGCCCTGGTCGATGCACATCTGCTCCTCTGACATCAGGTTGCAGCGGGGGCAGATGATCCCGTTGATCCTGCCCTCGTAGATGCCGACGAACTTGACCAGTTCCTCGTATGTCATGTGTCTGTTCCTTTCTGTGGTGAGACACCAAAGGCCGGCCTCCCGAGAGACCGGCCTTCAGCGTGTTTCTTACATGGCGCGCCCGCGTGCAGCAGCGAACGCAGCGTTGGCAGCAGCTCGACCGTCCTTGAAGGTGAGCGCGATGCTCTTCTCCATGGACTCCAGCTCGGTCTTGATCAGGTGACTCTGGAGACCCGCGAGGGCCGACAGACGACCTGTCCCCTGAGAGACCGGATCAGCGGAAGCCATCAGCTGCTCCACTCCGGTACCGGCATGGCCGAGGCTCTCACCGCGAGTGACCCAAGCGCGGAGCAGCCCGATCTTCTTGTGCAAGATCTGGTACTCCTCGACAGTGACGAAGATGCAGCCGTAGTCGATGACCAGGGTCCACCCCTTCTCCGCAGCCTTGTCCTCGAGCAGTCGACGGATCGACGTACTGCCGAACAGGGTGGCCATCGAGCGCCTGATCCCGTTCGCGTACAGAGCCTGGTGAACCTGGCTCTTGGTGAAGATCTTGCGGGGGTTGTGGATCTCCCGCCAGATCGCGTTGGCCAGCGCCCGATCGGACGCTGTGAATCCTGTCATGGCGTACTACTCTCCAGCCACGCTTCGATCTCACCCACGAAGTCGCGACCTTCCTTGATGGCGGTGAGCTCGGCAAGAGCCCACTCGATGGTCGCCCTGGCGTTCTCGGTGAGATCACCAGGGTTGTTGCACTCCGACCGGAGCTGTTTGACCGCGAGGGTGAGTCGGGTCAGAACGCTCTTGCTGCTCCAGTCGGACGGGGGCACAGCGATGTTGCCCCGGTTGTGCTTTCGCAGGTAGGCGCTCTCGGCCTCGTGGTAGAGGTCGGGATCACCTGCCAGCAACTCGAGCATCTGTCTGGCGTACACCGGGTCGCCCTTCATGCGAGCGATGGTGGCGTTGACAGTGCCTACGGTGCCGGGCTTGTTGCCCCGGCCCTGCCGAACCGCGTCCCGAGTGACTCGGGACTTCTCGGCGGCGTAGGCCTCGGAGAGGAGCTTGCTCAGCAGCTGAGTCGGCTCCGGGTCGCTCAGCACGCTGGCCAGCGCGTCGAACGAGACGTGGACCGTCTCATGAGCGTTGAGCAGGGCCTGGCACTCCAGACCCGTCTCGCTGCTCATCCGAGCCGCGACCGAGCTGCGGACCCGGGCGTTGGAGAGGGTCAGTCCGCACTTGGCGGCGACCTCCTTCAGCACCAGACCGTCCGAGACAGCCATGTTGATCAGGCTGCCCTGCTCGATCATCTTGTCGCGGGCGGAGTTACCGTCCACGGTGAGCTCACCTTCGAGCTCAGCGATCCTCTCGAGGATCTCGTTCTGTTTCACTTTCATCTGTTCTCCTTCGGTTGGTTGAAGCATGGTGCCGGGGCCCGAGCCCCGGCAGGTACTGCTACTCCTCCAGAGCCGTGAAGGCCTCGCGGAGGAGGGCGACCTTGGCCTTGAGGTTGGTGACCTCAGTGCCGAGCTCGACGATCTTGGCTCCCTGGATGCCGTTCTCCTTGCGGAGAGCATCGACCTGCTGCCGAGACTTCTTGAGATCGAGCTTGGCCATCTCGAGCTCCTCGGTGTCGACCTGAGCCGGCTCGATACCGAGTGCCGTCTGGAGCAGGTCGTACGCCTGCTCCAGCTGAGCCTTCATCTTGGTCGTGTAGTACGTCTTGCGGGACTTGTCGCGAGCCTCGGGACCGTGCAGGTCACTGGTGTCCCGGTGGTTGGTGCGGGTGTGACCGCCCACGCCCCGGTTAGTGCCGACCCAGCCGTCGAGCGTGCACCGCACGGTGAGACGACCTTCCTCGTCGTAGACACCATTGGTCTCCATGTGCGGGTGCTGCACACCCTCACTGCCCTCGTGGCCCTTGCCTCGGCCCACGAAGTACGGCACCCACTCGGGCTCTTCGACAGGCTCCGGCTTGACCGGCTCGGGCTTAGTCGCCTTGACCGGCGGCGGTAGGTGCTCTTCTGAGTTCATGGTCTCAGCCAGCTCCTTGATCACCTCTTGGTCGACCTTTTCGACCGTGGCCTGCTTGTTGCGCTTGATCACGTCCTGGACCGTCATGCCCTCGGGCACGCAGTGCCTCACGAACCAGGCCTGGACGCGCTTGCGCTCACCCTCGTTGGTGCCGGTCCGGACTGACAGCGGGTTAGTGCCGTCCGGCGGGTACAGCAAGAGCTTGCTGCCCCTGATCGCGAACTTCACGCCGTACTGGTTCACGGCGGTGATCACGACATCAGCCACGTCGGCGTGGTAGCCACGCAGCTGCTTACGCTGGATCCGCTCTGGTGGCGGGGTGGTGCTGGGGGTAGTCATAGCTACTGGTTCCTTGTTCGTTCGGGGATGGGGAACACCGAGCGCTTTGCCCGGCCAGTCGTGGTCGAAGGGACCACCGCACGCGCCGCACACGTCCATGGACCCGAGCGTGTCCTCCGGCTTCACGTACTGCGAGCCCCCGTGCGGGGGAGTGGGAACCCCACGGAAGCCACCGGACTCGAGACCAGTTCCAGCCTCGGCGCGTCCGAAGTCCCGTCCGGCGTAGTAAGCCCGGCGGGTAGAGGCGGAGTTGTCGACGATGTTCAGCTCTTCCTCGTCGTCGTCTTCCTGCTTGGTGCTCATCGGATGTACTCCGTGTGAGCCTCGGTCGCGCTGTCGAGGACCCAGCGCTCACCGGGTCGGACCGCAGCCACTAGCTCTGCCCAGCGCTCGGGTGGCCACTTGATGTGCGTGTGGAGCTCGGGTGCAGGTGCGGACTTCCTGCGGTTGTACTTCCGCTTCACGGGCTCCAGAACCTGTCTGGAGACCTGGGTGACTGTCGCCGGAGCGACACTGGCTACCTTCTGGACCCTCAGGTCCTCAGGGTTCGGCATATGAATCTGTTCCTCTCAGGGTTACTGCCTACTCCGGGCGCTTGACGGACCGGAGGTGGTGCGACGGGTGCCGGCGCATGGCCGACGCTCGGTTCTTGCTGTCGAGCTTTTCCTGCTCTCTGCCGATCGCATGTCCGAAGTGATACATGCAGGTACCGACAAAAACCGTGCTGAGCAGCAGGATCAGGAGCCAGCTGAGGTCACTCAACGTTCTTCCCCTTTCGGTGCATGTTGCGGGCCTCGCCGTACTGGTTGTTGGCGAGGTGGTGCTTGGCCTCTTCACAGCCGTCGCAGAACGCCTGGTCGGGGTTGCTGACCTCACGCTTGCACTTGTCCTCGCGACCCAGGCCGATCTCGACATGCTCTGGGTTGCCGTGGATCAGCAGGCACACGCAGATGTGCTGCTTGGGCTCCTCACGGACCGGACTGGCATCGAGGATGAACTCGTTGCCGTCGATCATCTGGCTCTCCATATGATTCCTTCCTATCACATACAGAAGGTGGGCACCTGGTCCCCCGACGCAGGTGCCCACCTGGGTGAACACGGCTATGCTGGCCGCGTTCCTTTCATGGTTGAAGCAGGGCCCCTGGGTTTTCCGTTCCCCGGGGGCCCTGCTCCGTTCACTCCTCCTCGAAGACCTCCAGCTCGACGAGCTCATCGGCCTCGTAGTCGATGAGCTCCGGGTCTACCGAGAACTGGGTCCTCTCCCAGAACCCCTCCACCTCGATGAGCTTGGAGGGGTGGAAGATGTTGACGGTGGCCTTGCCCACGAACTTCGTGTGGGACATGTTGGCCTTGCCAGCAGCAGCGAGGGTGTTGAACGCCTCCCGGATGGGATCCGGCAGATCCTCCCTCTCGATCTCAGACATACGTCCTCCTTCATGGTTGTGTTGTCTGAACTCAGGGCCAGTACACGACTGGGATTCCGAGATGGTTGAGCGTGGTGGTGATCCACTTGGCCGACTCTTCGTCGTCCGGCTTCACCACCAGTTGCCCCCGGTGCATCACCAGAGCCCCTCCAGGGCTCACCACGCGGTGCAAGACCTGCACCGGCAGTTCGGCTAGCACCTCGAGCGTGAGGCCCTCCATGACCCCTTCTCGTCCCCCTGGCAGGCGCTGTACGAGCTTGGTCATACAGTGACTGCCTCGCGATCGGCACAACCGAACGGGCCGGCAGCGGTGTACTGGACATCGTTGCCCTGGTCGTCGATGGCCAGGAACTCGACCTTGCGGACGTGGCGAGCCTCGGGATGGGTCGCGGTCGGCTCGATCGCCTCGGCCACCTGCTTGGCGTACGCCTTGGTGGCCTCATCTACAAGATCGTGTGTGCTGTCCATCTGCACGTCGTCGCAGAACGTCGTGACGATCTTGTACTTGTCGATTGCCATGTTTCCTTCTTCCTTCTCAATGGGTGGCTCTTGGGGTCACCCTCCACCACGCACCCCACCCCTCTGGGGGGTGCGTGATGGGCTATGGCCCCTAGTCGACCGGGGGAGAGAATCCCGCCGGTCGTGGTGAGTCAGGTACCGCCTGGACCGAGCGTGTTCCGCCCACCTGGTGTACCTCGGTGGACTCGGTGGACTCCTCGGGCTCGATCTTGGTGGTGCGGACCATGGTGCCGATGCTGAACTCCCGGTTCCCGAACCGGAACTCCAGTCTGAACCCAGTCAGCGGCGTGCTCACTTCGAGGCCTGTGCAGCGCGGAGGAGCTCGAGGACCTGCTCGGCGGTGAACTCGAGGTAGGACTGCTCCTTGACCTCATGGAGCTCCTCCTGCACCTCCGAGAGCTCACTCTCCGCGTCGTCGCGCTGGCCCTGGTAGAGGGTGGCGTAGGAGTCGGCCTGCTCGAAGTCGCGCTCGAGCTTCTCGACCCTCCTCTCGGCCCTCTGGCTCCGGACCCAGTTGGACTGGCGCTGGCGCTCTGCGTTCTTCAGGTTCCTGTCGAGCTCCTTGACCATCCGCTCCAGGTTGCGGATGGCCTTGGTGACCTGCTCCTCCAGGACCAGCTTGCTGTCCTGGTGGTGGTAGTTCTGGAAGATCTGGTGAACGTCGAGCTGCCAGATCAGGTCCGTCACCTTCACCTCGGTGGTGGGACCGTTCTTGTAGCGGTCCGCCTGCGCAACGGCTGGCGGGATGAAGCGGTTTTCCTGCGTGGTCATAACTACTCATTCCATGGTTGTGTTCTGACATGCGAAAGCCCCCAGCCATGTGGCTGGGGGCCGGGGTGAAACTGTGGATCAGCCTGTGGAGCAGGGCTCGTAGCACTCCTCTCCGGCGGTCTTGTAACCACCGCAGAAGCAGCGCACCTCGCCCGGGACGCGACCGGAGGTGCGGGAGTAGTTCGCTGCGTGCAGGTCGCACAGCAGCAGGTCACCCCGCTGGTTCATCCCAGCGGAGCACTCCTCTCCCTCCTCCTCGTCGTCGCATCCGCCCATGCTCTCCAGGTACAGCAACTCACCGGGTGTGAGGATCATCTGAGACCCCTTTCTATGGGTATGTGATGACGTACGGACATGCGAAAAGGCCCCCTGCCGAAGCAGAGGGCCTATCGCCTGTATCAGCGCATGCGGTCGCGCTGATACCTTAATTATAGCCTATTTAGGGCATATAAGCCACTCAATACACCACAAACAGGCCATAAAACGGGTGTTTCAGAGGGGTTCTCCAGCGATTGACTCGCAGATCTCGCGGATGTCCTCGGCGGTGTTGTCGGCTCTGAACAGGGCCTCCGCCTGGTCCTCGGTGATCCCGAGCTGCTCCTGGGCGAACTGTCCGACGTGGATGCCGTCCACCTCGTCCGTCCTGGCGTACCGGGCATCCTCCAGCTGACCGACATAGCCAGCGAAGCAGTACGCCGTGCCACAGTGCGGAGCCACCTTCGCGGTCAGTGCCTCGATCTCCGGCATGGTCAGTCGGTCTTCTGAGCGGTACCGCTCGGAGACGATCAGGGTGAAGGCCTTGATCTCCGGGGGAAGCACGAAGTCGCCCTGGTTCCACTCGCTGTCGATCATCGGCAGGGTGTCCTGCCACTCGACCCACTCGAGCCCTTTCCGGAGCAGCGGGATGTTGACCTCTGGCTCGTCGTAGCTCTTGGTCATAGCGGCTCACCAGCGATCCGCTCAGCGATCCGACGCACATCGGCAGCGGTGTTGTCACCCATGAAGAGCGCATGGCCATCGTCACCGTCGATGCCCAGCAGGTCCATGGCGTACGCGGAGACGTGCGTACCACCGATCTGGTCCTCGTACTTGTACCGCTCGTCGTGCATCTGCCCGATGTACCCGGCCACGCAGTAGGCGGTACCGCAGTGGTTCGAGATAGCTGCCAGCTGCGGGTAGTACTGACTGAAGTCATCCCTGTTGTGGGCCACCTCGATCAGGATGCGAGCCCTCAGGTCGGACGAGGTGATGTAGCGGGACTGGTCCCACTCCCGGTCGATATCCGGGAGCGAGGCCTGGTACTCCACCCACTCCACTGCCTTCCGCAGCAGCGGGATGTTGGGGGTGGGACTGTCGTAGTCGTTCATACCGTTCCTTCCATGGTTGGTTGTTGATCCACAGCCAGGTTCACCAGCTGCACCCCGAGGAGCAGCCGGATCGCCTGGTGCGCACGGGACCACTCGTAGTGCAGAGCGGTCATCTCTTCTGCCTCGAACCGACTGTTGGTCTCGTCGGGCTGAGGCGGCTCATCGACATCGTGCAGACGCAACTGCTTCAGCATCATCAGCGCCATCTGGTCGAGCTCGATGAGGTGGGTCTTCTGCACGTCGTTCACTCGTTCTCCTCGGTGTCGGTCGAACCGGGCGGAATGACGCGGGCGTGCGTGCCGGGGTCGTCGCAGTTGCATGGCTTGACGTGCCACGAGTACCTGAGTTGTTGGTCAACGACCACCCAATGCCGGGGTGCGTCATTCTCGGCGGTGTGCTCGTTCACTTCTCCTCCTTCTTCCACCACCAGCGACCACAGTTCTTGCACCAGTGGTAGCCGGCATCGTGGTTGCCAGTGCAGGTGTGGATGTGGTGGGGGACTGCGGTGGACTTCATCCGGACCTTGCACGCGGCCATCAGTCCACCCCCGCGTACCAGCTGCGGACGTAGCGCCAGGACACCCAGGCACCACCGAGCCCGAGGATCGGGGCCCAGTAGGTGGCTACGAACCCGATCGCCAACATGGCGAAGAACAGCAGTGCCATCACGGCGAAACAGCCGGCACAGCCGTTCATGACGCTAGGTGAGCGCCGGTGGACATCGCGTTCAGACAGGTGAGGCAGTCGGCACCAGTGGCTACCGGAACCTTCACCAGGTTCTTCCTGCTTCCACACAGCATGATCGGGAAGTCCGCGATGTCCACGCGCTCGTCCTTGGTGTCGGGGTACCAGCGACGCCGGCGGACGTGCACCTTCTTGGAGGGTGACATCCAGAGCTCGATCCCCTCACTCATCTAGTACCTCCCTGACTCGGTTCATCACGACGATCTCCAGACCCCGCACGTCCCTGCTGTCCTCGGGGTAGGCCATGATCCAGTCATCGGCCTCCTTCTTGGTGTCGAAGGGGCCGTGCAGGGTGATGTTGCTGGCGTCCTCGAACGGCACCCGGTTGTTCTCCGGGTCACTGTTGTAGGTGACCTGGACCAGGTACGCCTCGCCGTAGTCGGCAGAGGTGTTGATGTCAGGCGTCTGGGTCATAGCCGGCCCTCTCGATCTTCTCGGCCTTGGCGAAGACATCCAGCACGTCCTGCTTGCCCTTGCAGTCGTTCTTGGAGTCGTTCCAGGACCAGATGATGGACTGGATCGGGTACTGGCAGTTGGCATACCGCTCGGCCAGGCTGGGCTCCAGCACGCCAGCGATCCGGTTGATGGCCTTCATCACCAGCGGGTGCTTTTCGAGAACGACGTTCGTCTCCAGTCCGTTGCCGAGCAGAAGACCACCCAGGGCACAGGCCTGACGACCGTTGGGGCCCATCAGGTTTCCGCGCCACCAGCCGTTCTGCTCGATGTACTCGCGCCCGTTGGCGATGGCGTCTGCTACCTCGTCACTCATCTGGGTTCACTCCTCCGTTGCGCTCGATCTTCTCGGCCTTGGCCAGCAGGTCCAGGACCTCCTGCTCGGTGGTGGACTCCGCGTCGTTCCAGTCCGGGATGGACTGGTTGATGCCCTCTGCCCTCATCGTCCGGTAGATGGCGACGACCGCCGTCGCTCCCACCTCGCTCTTGAAGATCCCGGTCTGAAGACCCGGCTGCCTCTGCAACAGCCCCAGGGTGCAGGTCAGCGCACCCATCACGCAGGCCTTGTTGTCCGGACCCATCAGGGTGCCCTTCCACAGGCCGAACGTCTCGATGTACTCCCTGGTCGCGGCCAGGGCGTCTGCTACCTCGTCACTCATGGCTCTTCTCCTTTCCGGGCGGAATGACGCGGGTCAGCGCGTCGTGAATCGTCCACATGTCCTCGGTGGCACGGGTGCGTCCGGCGTCGTCGCCCGCCGTGTGTATCACCTGGTCGAACAGTCGGCCCAGCGCGGCAAGAGCCGCGTCATTCTTGGCGGTGGGGTCATGCGGGCACGGCTGCGGGCAGTCCAGCGAGCACAAGTGCAGTGCGTCGTTCTCGCTCGGTCGCTCCCAGAGCGGCATCCCAGCCTCGTCGGTCTCATCTGAGAACTCCAACGGACCTGGGGTGTCGACGTGAGTGCCGAAGGCGAACCAGCCCTCCGGAGGTGGCTTGAAGGTCACGGGGTCACTCATCGACGTTCCCCGACCTGGCGTCCTTCTCGGCCTTCATGAAGGTGTCCAGGACCTCCTGCTCGCCAGTGCCCTCGTGGTCGTTCCAGTGGGTGACCGCGTTGATGGTGCAGGAGCAGACTCCCTCCTTGGTGCACACCTGAGGAGAGTGGCCGATCTCCAGGTCGGCAGCCTTGGCCAGGGCGTAGGCCAGGGCCAGGGTGCGGTGGTCGGTGGAGCAGTCCTGCTCGTTGATGCCCAGCTCGTAGATGCCGGCACCCATCGCGCAGTAGCCGACCACCTCCCAGTTGATGGGCTCGTCGTCGTCATCGGCGTCGTCGGCGTACTCGTTCTCGACGATCCGGAACTCGCCCTTGACCCAGCCCTCCTCCTTCAGTCGGTCCCGGGACTTGGCCAGGAGGTCGGCCAGCTCGTCGTTCGACACGTCATACATCTTGTGTTCCTTTCGGGTTGTTCTTGCAGGTACCACAGATACCGAAGGCGAGGATGACCTGCCTGCCTTCGATGGTCCGGACAATGTGTCCGGTGTAGAACGTCTCGGTGCCAATGTCCGGGACGTACTTGCCACAGCGGTCGCAGGTGCGCTCCCAGCGCGCCAGCTCCGCGCTGGTCATCTCGTGGTCTCCCTCATCGAGGAAGGAGAAGATGAGGGGCTGCTCTCCGCTTGCGATGTCGAACGCACCGGCCTCTTTCATCAGGGCGATGCGCTGGTCGACCTTCGCGATCATCCAGTCCTCTTCCTTCTCCGGCTCACTCATGGGAGAAGGACTCGAGAGCGGATAGCAGACCGCCGGCCTGCTCCTCGGTGACCGTGATCGGTGCCGAGGTCTTCTGCTCGAGCTGCTTGGAGTTCTCGATGATCCGCTCCGCCGTGGTGGGCAGGTCGGATATCGGTACCTCCATCTCGTTGATGTCGTAGGACAGCTCGTCGAAGTGGTACGCCAGGGCGTCCGAGATCTCCCCGTTGGTCCCCTCGACCTGAATGTTCTCGTCGTGACCGCAGTCGTCCTCACTGCAGTCGTCGAGCCAGCCCACAGCGAGGTACCGATATGCGGCATCTACCGAGGGATGGAGCGATGCATAGACCTCACAGTCGTAGTGCGTCCACAACACGATCGTCTTCATGTCTTCTCCTTTCATGGTTGTCCGGACATGAAAAAAGCCCGGTGTCGAGGATGGTATGAACCACCTCCGACACCGGGCCGGTCCCCCGATCCCCCGCATGGGGCTGGGGATTGAAGGGGAGTGACGTAGCAGGAGTCGAACCTGCGACCACCTCGATGAGGTGCTCTACCGCTGAGCTATACGTCTCTTCATGAGGACATGCCTCATGAAGAACTACGTTCAGTATAGCATATACACTACAAAAGCACAAGGGCCCCATCCCGAAGGATGGGGCCTGCTCTGGAGGTCCGGTGCCCCTCATGTGCGACTACTTGTCGCGGGGTCTTATCTCGGATGACTCCGGGGGGAGTACTCCGCGAGCTCGGTTCGCATTGAAGCTACTTGCGAGCCCGCCGGCGGCGTCATCTATAGCTGCCACCATGAGCTACTTGGTATAGAACTTTCACTCATATACACAGTATATGCCATACACGACACTTTGTCAAGACAACATGGACTGCACCTGGGCCAGAATCTGGGCGTCGGTGATGACCGCTTCGTTGGTCCCAGGGTCGTAGGGCACGTACGGGTCCGGCAGCGGGTCCGGGGGCGGGTTGGAGTTCAGGGAGTACTCCCAGGCGTCGTCCCAGTCCGGAGCAGCACTCCAGTACCGGCGGTTGGTGTAGGCCCAACGATCCGGGTCCTCCATCTGGTCTGGGCCACCGCTCTGCTCGCCGGCGTAGCAGGCAGCCACCCGATGCAGCATGGCTGTGCTGGAGGCGATCTTGTCCTGGGTCAGGTAGCTCATGACTACACCTGTCTGCTGAGAGCGGTCTGGTAGGCCTGCACGATGTTGTACAGGTCGGTCACATTCTGGTCGTTCAGCCCCGAGCCGATCGAGGCGAACCCCACCGGGATGTCGGAGCGGTTGTTGAAGTTGTTGATCGCACCGAGCCAGAGCGGACGATCAGGCAGCGCGACGGATGCTTCTGAGGACGAGCCGAGCTTGACCCCGTTCCGGTAGGGAGTGGTGGTGGTGGGACCGGTGCGGGAAGTGACGAACAGCCCAGAAGCCGCTGGTGAGGGAACGTTGGTGGAGGCGTTCTCGCTCATTCCGTAGTAGTAGGCGTTCACGCCCTGGTACCGGGCGATGATGTGGAACCGCGAGGTAGCCATGCCGCCCCAGTTGAACGCTCCGAACTCGGCGCGGTCTGCTGCCGGGGTGTCCTGGAGGCTGTACCAGGACAGATGGGTGGAGTCCTGGGTCAGGACACCGAGCGGGATGAAGTGGGTGTCGGCGTAGCCACCGTTGGCCTGCTGGCCCTGTGCGTTCGCCCGGTAGCCCAGGGCTGTGGAGTGAGTGGTGGAAGGAGCGTTGTAGTAGGTCAGCCGGTAGGCAGCATCAAGGTCCCGAGGGTCCTTCAGGTTCCACCTGTGCAGGGCTGCGGTGCCACCGATGAACGGGTAGATGGCCTGCATCTTGGTCCACAGCCCAGCGGCCTTCAGGTCCTTGACCAGCGCGTCGAGCTTGTGGCCGTAGGTGGGCTCGTCCAGCCCGGTCGCCGCGAGGTAGGCGGTGGCGTCCGGGTCGTAGGTGTACGGCTTCGGCAGCCCCCACTTCGTCTGCAGGTAGTCCTCGACCTGCTTCCGCTCGGCATCGAGGAGCTTGCGGTTGTAGATGATGAGCTCTCCGACCTCGATGTCCATCGACTCAGTGGTGGACACCTGGTCGTAGCCACTCAGACCCCAGCCGTTGGTGAGGCCTTGGGCACTGCTAGTGACGACTCTTCCGTACACCGTGCCGTTGATGTAGAACCCCATAGTTCCAACCGAAGAACTGGAGTCAGCCTCGTACAGCTTCCAGGAACCAGGCGCTGTACCCCAAGGTGAAGCACCGCCCCCGTTGGGGCCGAGCCACGTTGGGTAGAAAGTGTCCTGGCCTGTGGTGTGCATCCCGACCAACAGGTTCGAGGGTGGGTAGCAGACACTCCATCCACGGCCTACGCCGGGACCTACCCAGCGAACCGTGTAGAGCACAGTCCAGTCGTCAACCGGGTAGGGCCAGTCCCCTCTGACCCGACCCTCGTTGGCCTTGAACCGGATGGTGGGACGACCGTTCTGGGGTACGCCGGCGGTCATCACCGGAGTGCCCACCACCCGTACAGCCGCTCCAGGTCCCCGGTTGGGCCAGGTGCCGGCTGCGTAGTCCTCTGCCCTCAGCCAGGTGACCAGGCCGGAGAGGGCGTTGGGTTTGAAGGTGGGCTGCCAGACCAGGTTGGAGCCGAGGTACATCTTGTCCACGGTCTGGGTGCCGAGACGCAGGGTGTCGGCATCGTTCAGGACGGGCATCAGCCGACGATCACGTAGAGGGTGTTCGGGTCCTTGGTGGACAGGGCCGTGTACGCCGCCTGGGTCATCGTGGCCCACACGCCGGAGGCTCCCTGGACACCCGGTGGACCCTGCTGTCCGGTCGGTCCAGGTGGTCCCTGCGGCCCCGTAGAGCCTTGGACGCCCTGTGGCCCGGGAACAGTCGACGCGGGCCCCGTAGGGCCTACTGCGCCTACGGCTCCTTGTACGCCTCTAGGCCCCGTTGAACCAGGCACCCCGATGGTGACTCCCTGCATGGGGACATTGACCACAGGCACAGGTGTGGGGTTGGCGGCTATGACCGTAGCGGCCTGGATGTCCACGGTGAGAGTGGTCTGAGGAACGGCTGCACTGACCGAGATCATCAGTGGGTCACGTCCAGCTCAGCTGAGAAGTCACCTGCACAGACCGTGATCGGGTCGTCGGTTCCGATCACCATCTGCATGTCCCAGACGCCCTTCTGGGTCACGTTCGTCCCCAACCAGGTCCGGACATCATCTCCGGGCCAACGGACCATGGTGACCCCGGTAGGACCGTCCACGATGGTCACCACGGCATCCAGAGAGGCGGCGTCTATCTTGGTCACCCTGGCCGAGGCGGTGAAGACCGCTCCGGTGATGTTCATGGCCTTCCCGCCCTGCTGGATGTTCACCTGGAACTCGTTGAGGTCACCGGCACGGATGCCGGTGATATCCACCTGAGCAGGTCCTAGCGGGACAGCCACCATGTCTCCACGGTAACGGTGTGCGCTCGTCGTTACCGTGGAGTGAGGGGAGGTACCCCATGCCACAGAAACGACTCCGGGATCGTGATACCGGGGACCTGATGGTCCTGATGGTGGCGGGGACGATCTGTGGCACCGTCCTGTTCACGGTCGTCGCATCCTTCGTCTTCAAGATCATCAACCCCTCCCAGGACCTCAACAAGACGTTCGTGCTGGTGGCGGACATCCTCAACACCCTGATCGGTCTGCTAGCTGGTTTCCTGGCTGGTAGAGCCGAGCTGGCGAAGAAACCGAGGGATGAACCATGAGACGCAGCGTGCTACTGGTCTCCTTCGGAGCCTTGATGGCTCTGTCCATCTACCTGTCCTTCCTCACCGCCAGTATCAAGACCGATGTGATCGAGGGTGTGACCACTCCGGTGAGCACCACCATCGCTCCCACCCCCATCCCTGGTCCCCAAGGACCTGCTGGTCCCCCAGGTCCGAAGGGTCCGAAGGGACCTGCCGGCCAACCTGGGAAGGATGGAGTGAACGGTCAGAACGGCCAGGACGGTTCCTCTGTCACCGGTCCTACAGGTCCCACTGGTGCTACCGGCAGTACCGGTCTCCAGGGTGAGCCTGGGAGGCAGGGTGGGAGAGGTCCAGCAGGTCCTACTGGGCAGAAGGGAAACCGTGGAGAACCCGGACCCAGAGGTCCTGCCGGACCTCGAGGTCCCATCGGACCACCTGGACCCTCTACTCCGCCAGGGGCATGTCCACCCGGCTTCACCTTCCAGGTGGTGGCTGTCCACCAGAGGGCACCTGTGGATCGTGATCTGACTGTGGCTGTGTGTGTCCAGGATGGTCAGTAGGGATGATCGTGAAGTCCTTCCTGGACCGGTACCGGTGGTACTGAGCACGAGCCAGGTCCAAGCCATCGAGCTTCCACTCTGGTCGTACCTCACGACCCCATGCTGGTCTGACGATGTAGACGGGCCCTGATCTACCTCCACTACCGCCACGGGCTCCTTTGGAGCCTCGGCGCTTCGCCCTGGTCATCTCTACCCCCCATCCCCCCACGATGTTGGGGGGAGCTCTCGAACCGCCGGGGACCTTTCCGGCACGCGGTCGCAACCGCCTCTGACGCGGGTGTCTCCGGGTGACCTACCGGGTCCTGCTCGGCTTCACGCTGCCGCTGCGTTGCATGTGCTCTCCAGTTGTTGACTGGAAGCGACAGGAGATGACAGATACCATCAACATGCGCTACCTAGACAGAGCGCACGTTAGACCTCTCTAAGCGGATGGGTCAACAGCTCCGAGGCCCCGGTTATCAGCCGGGGCCTCGTTGACGTCTCGGGAGGATCATGAGACCGCCCTGGTGGTACTGGCTGCAGCTCCGTGACCTGTTCCCGGTGGTCATCTCGATCGTCGTTCTGGCCGGCTTTCTGTACGCCGTTGCCCTGGGTTGTGCGCTGACGATCGTCACCGTCTCGGAGCACATCCAGAAGGCCTGGAAGTAGGGGTTCCCGGACCACTCGAACAGGAGTACGTTCGGCAGATGCCGACCGTGTGGATGCGGGAACACCCCAAGCACAGGACCCGCTTCCACCGGCACCCAGACTGTCACCAGCTCACGAAGCCACCCTCTCGAGGCGAGCCTCATCCGCTGATCGCAGTGGACCTGGAGGACGTGACCGCCAGGCCCTGCGCGAAGTGCTACCCCGATGCTCCCAGGATCAAGGTGCGTCGGGCGTGGTGCTACACCTGCGAGTCCCGCTACGCCTGCCAGCACAACGGCGGGGTGCTGATCATCGACCGCGCAGGCCGGCGGTACTGGGTGTGGCCGGACACGAACTCGATGCCGCTCTACCGTCAGCGCCTCGTCTGACCCTTGCACGCACCACATGCACTGCATATGGTGTAGTGCATACACGACAGGAGCAACTGTGCCCGTATCCGCTGAAGCCCTACTCATCTCAGCCCTGGTCAACACCGAGAGCGTGGGGGAGGAGGTGAAGTACGGGATCTCCTCAGCGGACTTCCTCGGGTTCTCCGACGAGTACACCTGGCTGGTCAGCTACGTGGACACCTACGACTGCCAGCCCAGCGCTGACATCTTCCGGCACAAGTTCTCCGACTTCTTCCTCTCCGAGCACACCGACGTGCGGTCGGCGGCGGAGATGGTCCACCAGGGGGTGAACCGTCGTCGGATCACCACCGCGATGACCGATGCCGCCGACCAACTGCACCTGAACGACGCCTCCATGGCATACGAGATCCTGACCGCCGCGAAGCCGAAGCACGCGCTGCTCCCACCTCGCGCCCTGGTCACCGACACCGATCGGGTGAGCGCGTGGGGAGCGAAGCCCTACTTCGTGGAGCTCCCCTACCCCACCCTGCAGCGCTTCACCGGTGGCATCAGGCAGGGCAACCTCTGGTACGTGGCCGGTCGGCCAGGCCAGGGGAAGAGCGCGCACACGGTGGTCATCAACGCGCACGCGATCCTGGCCGGGAACCGGGCTCTCTACTACTCCCTCGAGATGAGCGAGGAAGAGGTAGTGGCCCGGTTCCATGCATGTGTGGCCACCGCCATGGGCTACCCCGCGATCACCCTGAGCAACCTGCGTGACCACAACGTCGACCGCGACCAGTACAAGCGCTTCATCGGGGAGCTGAGGGACCGCCTGGAGGCCACCGGCGGCGTCCTGCACATCCACACGCCGGCAGATGGTCCGGTGTCCCCCTCGGTGGTCGCTGCTCGCTGCGGTGAGTACGACCTGACCACCGTGGACTACGTGGGGCTGATGTCCCAGGACGGAGGTGGGCACGCGATCGACGACTGGCGGGTGATGGCCAAGATCAGCAACCAGCTGAAGCACATCGCACTCGCCCAGGGCACCGCCATGGTGTGCGCTGCCCAGATCAACCGTGAAGGGGAGACCGGCTCCGCACCACCGAAGGTGAAGAACCTCTCCCAGTCAGATGCCCTCGGCCAGGACGCCGACGTGGTGCTGACCATGCGCTCGAAGCCACACGACGTGGCCACGGACTTCTCCCTGGAGAAGAACCGTCATGGGTCCTCGGGGATCCGCTTCTACACGACCTTCGACCCGAACACCGGCAACTTCATCGAGATCACCGGCGAGCACGCCGAGGACCTGGTGATCAACGCCGAGGCCCTGGTCGGCAACCCCACCCCACCTGCACTGCGGGTGATCAAGAGCAAGGACACGCTGTGAGCACTGCCGTGGCCACCAGGCCGATCTACCACACCATCACCTGGGGGAAGCACACCTGGGTCTGCGTCAACCCGCACTGCAACGGCTACCAGCACGTCTATGTTGCACGCACACACGCTCGCTGAGGCGCTGCGCTTCGGGCGTGGGGTGGAGAGGCCGTTCCTCTGCCCCGAGCACGGTGACACCCGCCCCTCGGCCTCGGTGAACACCATCAAGAAGGTCTGGTACTGCTACACCTGCGGTGCCCACGGCCACCTGGGTGGTGAGGCGCTGCTGGCCGAGCCGGACTACCAGGTCATGAAGCTCTGGCTGGACAACAAGCTGGACGAGGGCCACGTCTACCCGGAGGCCTGGCTGTCGCGCTACGACGCCGGCCCGGTGCACCCGTACTGGGTGGATCGGGTAGGTGAGGCGGCGGCTCGTAGGTTCCGTCTTGGGTCGGATCCGGAGACCGCCACCTACACCTACCCCCTACGTGACCCACGAGGCCGGGTACTGGGGATCGTCCAACGGAACTCGGGGGATGAAGGACCGAAGTACAAGTACCCGCAGGGTGTCGACGTGGGTCAGTTGCTCTTCCACTACACCACAGATCAGCGCGACGCGGTGGTCCTGGTCGAGGGCGCTTTGGACGCGATCGCGCTCTGGAACGTGGGCGTGCACGCCTTCGCGATCTACGGATCACGACTGTCGGCGGAGCAGGTCAGACTCATAGACAGGGTGGATCCCGAGCGGATCTACACCTGCTACGACATGGACGACGCGGGCTGGGAGGCGTACCGGATGACCGAGCGTGCGTTCAAGCATCGCCTGGTCACCCGGCTCACCTGGCCGAAGGCGTGGGGCAAGGACATCGACGAGATCGGTGAGACACGCCGTAGAAAAGTAGTGGATGGTGTTGCATCCATCGCTGCTAGTGCATAGGTTGAGTACATGGATACCCCACAAGGCGCGCTGGCTGAGTTCTTGCTCTGCCGGCAGGCCCGTGACAAGGCCCAGGCCGACCTTGATGTGGCCCAGGCGCAGTTGATCAAGCAGATGGAGGCCGACCAGCGCAAGAGCTACAAGTGGACCGTCGACGGCATGTCGCACATCGTCACCTACACCCAGACCCGTACCACCGTGATCGACGAGCGCGGTCTGCGTCGTGCGCTGCGCGCGAAGGTCTTCGACAAGTACACGAAGCGGGTGCTGGACCGTCGCGCGATGGAGCGTGCCATGGACACCGGTGAGGTGGACCCGGTGATCGTCCGTGCGTACACCACCTTGGAGCCGAACAAGCCGCACCTGACCCTGCGTGAGAAGGAGGTACAAGAGTGATCACCATCGACCTGACACCGCTCATGGAGAAGCTGGACCAGCTGATCTGGGCGGTCAACCGCTGCGCGGACGCGCTGGAGAAGGCGAACGAGAAGTGAGCACCCAGCCCACGGTGGGTCGCATCGTTCACTACGTGTCGTACGGCTCTGCCGATGGTCGGTACAAGTCGAAGTGCCGTGCCTCCGTGGTCACTGAGGTGCACCTGGAGCCGGTGGGCAAGCACGCGACGATCTTCGTGCCAACCATCGGCCTGGCCGTGCTCAACCCGACCGGCGTGTTCTTCGACCGGTACGTGCGGGAGTCCGACGAGCACACCGGTGGTACCTGGCATTGGCCGTGCACCACCACCAACGAGCAGGAAGAGGAAGCATGAAGCCCCCGGAGATCGTGGACGCTGCCGAGGTCAAGCAGCGCCCGCGCAAGGCCCCCGCGACTCGGATGATCGAGGCGCTGCCGCCGGGTCTGCTGACCGCACGCGAGGTGGCGACCAAGTTCGAGGTGAACATCGAGACGATCCGTCGTCTCGCTCGTGCGAAGGATGCGGACGGCAACGACCGCTTCGTCGCGCCCTCGAAGGCGGCGAAGAGCGGTGAGCTCATCATCTGGGTGTACACACCAGCCGATGTGGACGAGCTCGCGGAGTACTTCGGGAAGAAGATCCCGAAGCCGACAGGAAGGAACAAGTGAACGAACCGGTAGTGAAAGGAACTGGATCGTACGAGCTGTACGAGGGCGATCAGATCACCTGTGGGATGACCCACGAGATCAAGGTCGGTCGAGACAGTTCGTGGGTCAAGTACGAGGCCACCACGAAGGTGCGTCCAGGCGAAGTAGCAGCAGACGCGAGGACCAGGGCCGTAGGCCATGTCAACGAGAGCGTCATGAGAGCAGTAGCCCAGGCAGTCGAGACGGTACGGAGGTTCAACGCATGAGGTTCGGGAAGAGCGCAGCAGAGGCGGCAGAAGAGCCGGGACGTGGTTCCGGTGGTGAGTTCATCAAGTACCTGAAGGACGGGGACAACACGTTCCGCATCCTCCAGGAGCCCGACGAGTGGGTGTACTACTGGGAGCACTTCCACCCGACGAAGTACTCGTTCCCGTGCCCACGCGAGGCCGGCGACCCGATCGAGGACTGCCCCGGGTGCTCCTCGGACAACGAGCGCATCAAGAAGCCCTCTCGGAAGATCGCGTTCAACATCCTGCACTCCTTCAACGGCAACGAGTACGTGGACGCCATGAAGATCGGGCCGATGGTGAGCGAGAAGCTCGAGAACCGCTTCAAGCGCTTCGGCACGGTCACCGACCGTGACTACACGGTCACCCGGTTCAAGACCGCCCAGGACCGCTACGACTTCGACGTGGAGGGTGCCAGCCCTACCCCGGTCGACCTGCACAAGGAGGACTGGAAGGACATCGAGACGATCCTCCAGAAGACCTGGGATGACGCCTGGGGCCCTGGTGCGGCACCGGACGAGCCCGTGGCCCCGAGGCGTCCCACGATCGCTCCAGCACCCGCTGTGGCCCAGGAGGAGCCCCCTTTTGAGGATGCGGAGCCGACGTTCCAGGAGGCCGACCTCCGCCAGATGTCACACGGAGCCCTCCTGGCACTGATCAAGGCGAGCATGGGGCTCACCCCGCCCACCACCCTGATCACCACGAACGCGGTGGTCGACTGGCTGATGGAGCTGCAGAAGCCGTGAGGATCATCCCGACTCGCAGGTGGCGGATCATCCCGACCCCGCCACCTGCGTGGTGGTCCCTGCACACCCACTCCCGGTACTCGGTGAACGACGCGATGCCGTCAGTGCAGGCGATCGTGAGCAAAGTAGCCGCGATGGGCCAGAGGGCAGTGGGTGTGCAGGATCACGGCAACATGGCCGCGAGCGTGGAGTTGTACCAGGCGTGCATGAAGCACGGCGTGACCCCCTTCCCCGGGTCAGAGATGTACTTCGTCCCCGACACCGCCCAGTACCGCGCCGACCGCGCGAACAAGAACGTGAAGTCCCAGATGTTCCACATGGGTGTCTCCGCGTACACCACCAGGGGCTACGAGAACCTCGTCAACCTGAGCACGCTGAGCCACCGCAACCACCACTGGAAGCCGCTGGTGGACTACCAGATGCTGGCGCAGCTGGCCGAGGATGGGCGGACCGAGGGTCTGGCGATCAACACCGGCTGCTACTACGGCTACCTGGCCCAGACGCTGCTGCACCAGGGTGAGGGTGCGGCTCGACAGTTCCTGTACACGTTGAGTGAGTGGTTCCCGGACTCGGTGTACGTGGAGATCCAGAACCACCACATCACCCACGACGAGGGAACCGACGACGATGCGCTGGCAGATGGCCTGGTACAACTGGCTGATGGATCGGGTCACCCGGTCGTCATCACGCAGGACAGTCACTACCTGGAGCCAGAAGACCGTGGGGACCACGAGGGCCTCAAGCGACTCGTCGCCTTCGGACCAGACCCCGATGATGCTGTCTTCCCTGGGGACGGCTTCCACGTCTGCGATGCCCAATGGATTGCAGATCGTCATAGTGAACGTCGCCTTGCGCGAGGAGTGGAAGGACTGGAGGATCTCCTCGGTCGACACACACTCCAGATCCCTGTCCTTGACTCTTACTCGTACTCGGTTCCCGAGGTCGTAGCCGACCCGTTCAAGGCGATGGTGGCGCGCTGCACTGCGGCGTTGGAGGGTCACTTCGCACCTGCGAAGGTGCCGGTGCGGTACGGCCAACAGCTCGACGACGAGTTCGAGGTCATCGACGTATCGGGCATGGCGGGCTACATGATGCTGGTGGCCCAGGTGACCGACTGGCTGCGCGCTGAGGACATCATGTTCCAGACCAGGGGCAGTGCTGCTGGCTCCCTCGTGTGCTGGCTGCTGGGCATCAGCAGCGTCGACCCGATCAAGTGGAACCTGCGCTTCGAGCGCTTCCTGAGCAAGGACCGGACGAAGCCTCCGGATGTAGACCTGGACGTGGCCCACGACCGGCGCGACGACCTGGTGGAGATGCTCGCGCAGCGATTCACCGCCCATCAGATCGGGTCGTGGGCCACCTACTCCCTCAACGAGACCACCGACGTGGATGGTGAGACCCAGCGTGGGTCGCTGAGGGTGCGCTACTACACGGCTGCGGGGAAGAAGGACGATGGTGCATCCTCATGGGCCGAGGTGCCCCAGGCCGACAAGGACATGCTCCACTCATTGAGCGAGCGTCACCTGTACAAGGGCATGGGCACCAACGCCGCCGGCATCGTGCTCACCTCCACCCAGGAGGAGTTCGACCGGCTGGTGCCGATGGCCTGGATGAGTCGCGGGAACAGTGGTGGCTTCGTCACCCAGTACAGCAAGGACCAGATCGAGTCCCTGGGCCTGGTCAAGCTCGATGCGCTGGGCCTGAAGACGATGACCGTGCTGGACCGCACCATGCGGCTGCTCGGGCTGCCCATCAGCATGATCTCCGACATCGAGTACCAGGACGGCCCGGCGTACCAGCTGATCCGCTCGGGGAACACGGACGGCATCTTCCAGCTCGAGGGCAGGGCCACCATGCGTGGTCTGCGTGGTCTGAAGCCCACCACGATCAAGGACGTGATCGCGGCCATGGCGCTGTTCCGTCCGGCCACCATGAACACCGGTGCCACCGATGCGTTCATCGCGCGCAAGCACGGTCAGGCCGTGCCCCCACGACATGAACTGATCATGCGGGTCACGAAGGACACGCACGGGATCATGCTGTACCAGGAGCAGGTGATCGACCTGCTGCGTGCCCTGGGCATGAATGCGGACAACCTCACGGCGTTTCTGAAGGCGGTGAAGGCCTCCAACAAGGACATTGGTGCTGCTGGGCATGTGATCGAGTCGTACCAACAGTGGATCACCGTCGCATGCGAGCAGGCGGGGATGAGCGCAGATGACCAGGACTACCTTCACGATGCCATCGCTGGCTTCGCTGAGTACGGCTTCAATCGCGCTCACGCGACGGTGTACGGCATTACTGCGTACCGAGCTGCGTACCTTGCAGCGCGTCATCCGCTTCAGTTCCACACTGCTCTTCTGGGCGTTGCGAGCGAGGGCGATGGGAAGAAAGAGACACGCTACCTACGTGCAACGGCTCGGCGCGGGCTACGTGTTCTGGCCCCAGACATCAACATCAGCGGAGCCACGTACACCATCGACGAGCGACGTGGAGCTGTCCGCAAGGGACTTCAGAGTGTTGATGGGGTTGGGTACATCTCGGCCACGAAGCTGGAGTCCCTTCAGCCCTTCGATGGACTGGACGATCTTGTCGAGCGAGCCGCCACCGCAGCGGTTTCTGGACATAAGGAGTACGACGGAACCCCTGAGTCTCTCACTGGGATCCTCAACAAGCTCTGGGCCGCTGGAGCCCTGAACAACCTGGAGGGGAGCCATGCACAGGTGTGATGCGCTGGTGGCGCAGCAGAAGAAGGGTCGGAAGTACTACGAGGTGATGTTCGTGCCCTGTGGTGCCGAGAACGCCGAGCTCCACCACAAGCTGACCAGGGCGCGTGGAGGAAGCATCCTGGACGCTGCCGGCGAGACCTACCACCACCTGCGGCTGTGCCGTGACCACCATGCGATGGCCCACGACCAGGAGAACGCCTTCGCGCGTGGGCTCTTGATCAGTGGCTACGTGATCACCGGCGTGGATGGGAAGCCCCGGTACTTCGGGCCAGATGAGTACCTCACCGAGAAGTACGGCGAGGTGCTGGTGTGAGGTTCTCCGAGACGATCAAGCACACCGGCCCAGACCTGATCGTGTCCCAGCGTCACGAGGCGTGGATGCAGGATGCCGACAACCATCGGTACTCGATGCGCGCGATGGAGTTCGCGTACGCCCAGCTGAACAAGGCGGATCGGGAGCGGAAGGGCACCATCAGCGCCTCCTCCCTGGGTGAGTGCAAGAGGTACCAGCAGTTCACCTTCATCGGGATGCCCAGGCTGAAGCCCGACGCGAAGAACATGGCCAAGATGCAGAACGGCTCGTTCATGCACCTGAGGTGGCAGATGGAGGGTCTGACCGAGGGCTGGCTGAAGTTCGCCGAGGTGGCGGTCAAGAGTGATGCATACCATCTGATGGGTACGATGGATGGTGTGTTGTACGACTCCTCCATCCTCGAGCTGAAGAGCATCAACAGCAACGGATTCAGTCGTGTCAGCACCTTCGGGCCACTGGTTCCTCACCTCTATCAGATGGCCACCTACATGTTGTGCTCGGGAGAGGACAAGGGGGTGTTCATCTACGAGAACAAGGACACCCAGGAGTACACCGAGATCGTGGTCGGGCCCGATGACCTGCCGATGACGGAGATGGTGAACCGGGCGGAGGAGATGTGGCAGAGCACCCAGATCGAGGAGCTGAGCGAGCCGCTGAGCGACTGCATGGACCAGAAGGGCTGGAAGTACAACAGCTGCCCGTACCGGGACAGGTGCCTGACGGTCTACGACTGGGAGAGCGTGAAGTGATCTGCAGCGAGTGTGGCAACGACCTGGTGTGCGAGGGGTACGAGCTGTGCAGCGAGTGTCTGGAGCAGACGTGAAGGTGATACCAACGGCGGGAGAGGTAATAGCGCCCAGGCCCAAGAGGTTCGCCCATCGACTCACCGATGTGGATGTAGTGGAGGGGCTCCCGAGCCCAGATGATCTACACGATGAGCTCCTGGGCTACGCCAATGTGATCTTGGGCAGGGCTGACCCTCCATTGGAGATCGACGGGTTCTACCTGGACCTCATGGAGGTGGCAGCGGCCTACTACGCGCGGGCCAAGGAGATCGACATGCTGATCCACTGGGAGGAACAGAACCGGCGGGTGATCAGGGGCAGCCCGTACTACAAGTTCCGCACTGGCCAGCTCAGGAGCTTCATCGACATGGCGAAGATGATGGCGGATCTGGGGAGCCGGCGGCTCACCCAGGAACGTCTGTTGAACGACCAGAGGTACGACGCGGGGAACGGAGACTCGTGAGGATCATCCCGAACATCTTCAAGCAGCACGAGCTGCCTGATGACATCACGCTGGGCGAGGCTAGGGCGTGGTTGCTGGACCGGGTGGAGGCGGGAGCGTGCTGCCCGGTTTGCACCCAGCTGGCGAAGGTCTACGACAACCGCCAGATCAACGCTGGGATGGCGGTGTCACTGATCAAGATGTACCGGGTCGGCGGGACCGACTGGGTGCACGTCCCCACCATGGTCGGGGCCAGGTCGCGCGAGGAGGGAAAGCTCGCGTACTGGGATCTGGTCGAGGAAGCCACTGAGAAGCGCCCTGACGGCGGGAGAGCGGGTTGGTGGCGTATCACCCCACGCGGGGAGAGGTTCACTCTAAACGAGTTGCGGGTACCGAAGTACGCCAGGGTGTACGACAACCGGGTGCTGGGCTTCCGTGGGGAGCCGATCTCGATCGTGGATGCGCTGAAGAACAAGTTCGACTACAACGAGCTGATGGGAAGATGAGCACATGAGTGCACAGGTGCTGGAGCGCAACGAGGAGTCGCGGGATGAGACCCGTGAGGATCTGCACGCCGCAGTGCGGGCCAGGAAGGTGGCCAACCTCAAGTACCAGGCTGCCCTGATGAGGGCGCGGGAAGAGGGCTGGAACAACACCCAGATCGCGCGAGCATGTGGCGTGAGTGAGGCCGCGATCAGGCTGTACTGGACTCGACACCCCCAGCTTCAAGTGTTTACATCGGGTGTAGCGTCGTGACTACGCTGGATGTAATGCATGTGAGCATGCAGTTCAGCGACTCCACGAAGCAGAAGCAGAGTGACGCGAAGAGGATCTTTGAGCGTGCGGTGAAGCGTCATGCCACCTGGATCACTGGTACCGAGGCGGGCATAGGTCCAAGCGCAGACCTACGTCAGGCACTGACTGAGGAGGCCACCCGCAGCGGGTACAGGTTCGTGGTGAAGAGCGACCTGTGGATCGCGGTCCAGAAGAGCCAGATCGCGAAGGGGACGTACGACACCGGGTTCATCCCCACCCTGGCATCGAGCACGGGGAGCCAGAAGTTCTCCACTCGAGGCATCCTCTGGGCGCAGTGGAAGAACGCTGAGCTGGGCACTCTGAGCGTGGGATGCGGCCATTACATGACTCATGGGGCCAAGCCCAGGGACGAGTACTACAACGCCAACACCACGATGACCAGGGCCATCGCAGCGTGGGGGAAGGAGCACGGGAAGGGGAAGAAGCTGGCCTTCTACGCCGGCGACCAGAACATCCAGGACCGCACGAACGACACGTTCCGTGGCGCTCCCTTCACCTCCCTGGCAGACGAGCTCAAGGCGCACCAGGACACCGGGCATGGGGCGATCGACGTGATCGCCTCCTACAACGAGGACACGCGCGTGAGAGGGAAGTACTGGCGGGTGCAGGACGACAAGGAGTTCTTCCTCAACACCGACCACTTCCTGTGCGAGGGCGGCTTCGAGGTACGGCCTCTGTAGGTGTAGCGTGCACGTTTGATGTGTCAGACGCATGGTAGCGTCAGACGCATGCCACAGAAGAAGCTTGATGCGTCAGACGAAACAGTGCGTCTGACGCTTCGACTGCCCAAGCGTCTGACGGATGACATCGACCGGATGCGGGGCAAGGCCACGAGGTCTGAGTACATCCGGACCATGATCGAGGCGACGGTCGGACTGATCGCACCCATCGAGCTGAAGTTCGAGACCAAGCCCATGCCAGAGCCCGACCTCGGGAAGCCGGCGCGAAGGATCTACGTCGAGCCCATCAAGAAGCCCGTGAAGGGCGGATGCGACCACACCTGGGTTCGAGCAGGGAGCATCTTCGACCGCTGTACCAAGTGCGAGGAGCGGAAGCGGCATTAGCCTGAGCTCATGGCCAACCTGCCGACCTTCAAGCACATCCACTGCTCGAGCAGGTACGACCGTTCAGCAGCTTCCCTGGATGCCGACATCTCGGTGTGGCAGCAGAGCGCCGATCTGATCACCATGACCGAGGTCTCCGATGACAACCGGGCCGCACAGATGCGCGCGAGTGGTTGGGCCTACTACGCGACACCAGGTGGGAACTCAGGGGCTGACAGTGGGCTGTGCTGGGAGATCGCTACCTGGAACGTCGTCTCCAAGAAGTCCCTGAAGATGAGCGGCCTCTACGACCGCCTCAATGGCAGGACGGTGGCGATCTGGTCGGCCACCGTGGTGCTGAGGCATGTGAAGAGCGGGCACAAGCTGCTGGTGAGCGTCTCCCACATGCCGGCGCACGTAGAGGGCACGAACGGGTTCAACAGCGACCTGGAGGGCTGGGCTGCTCGGAAGCGGGCCTTCATGACCGCCCTGGGGATCTGGTCCACCCATGTGAAGGACCAGGTGAACAGCCAGAAGCTCGATGCCGTCCTGGTGGTGGCGGACTGGAACGTCAACCTCAAGGCGCAGTGGTTCAGGCAGATCCTGCACGATCACTGGGGCTCGGACTACCAGAGTGCCTGGATGCACATGCCCACCTCTGGAGGGGTGGTTCCTGGAGGGGCTGGAGCTCCTGCCGGCTCACCTGGACAGGGCCATCACGACCGGATCATCGACGGCTCCCTGTACGACGGCCTGGAGATCACAGCAGGCCCGAACCTGATGTCGCGGGTACAGAGCTCGGACCACAGGCCCTTCAACGAGTCCTTCAAGTTCGCAGAGAAGGCAGGAACGCCGGCCAAGACCAAGGCCTCCGACAACGCCAAGGGCAAGAAGAAGAAGCCGCGCGAGGTGGGCCAGGCAGCCTCGGTGTTCGTGAACGGCTACGGCAACGTCTTCCATGGCGAGGAGTGGTGGGGCTTCGGTGACACCATGGACGACGAGCTCTACTTCCTGCCCCTCGACGAGGGCGGCTGGGGAGAGGCCGGGGGAGAGGTCCTGTGAAGGACTGGCAGATCATCGCTACTGCAGCGGGCGCAGGGGTACTGACAGCACTGATACTGAGCTACGTCCTCTTCTACGTCTGGAGCACTCCATGAGCAATGACGCCTTCCACTGGATCGTGGTGATCGCGTTGATCGTGATCATCATCCTGCTGGCTCTGCCCCTGAGAGTCCGTCGATAGGGGTACGGTCCGACCATGATGATCAAGCTGGCGGCTGTTGCCGCGTCCGTGGCAGCCATCGGGCTGTTCACCGTTCCTACTGCTTCGGCCCACGACCACGACTGCGACAACGATCGGGGTCATCACCACGAGTGTGAGCCGCCTCCTCCGCCTCCGGTTCCTGTCCCCTCCGGCTTCAACCTGATCTTCGGTGGCCGCAACGCCGACCGGCTTCCTGGCACTGCTGGCCGGGATGCGATCTTCGGCTTCGGTGGCAACGACCGGATCTTCGGTCGCGGTGGAGCAGACCGGCTGTACGGGATGCGCGGCAACGACGTGATCCGCTCTGTGGACCACAGCCGTGATGTCGTGAACGGTGGCCCTGGACGTGACCGCTGCATCGTGAACCGCAACGACATCGTGAAGAACTGCGAGACCATCATCGTGGTCCTATGAGCGTCCTGTGGATCATCGTCGTCCTGCTGGCCGTAGGGCTGGTGGTCTACGTGATGACCCATCGCACCAGACGGTGAACGTCATGGGCGTGGACCTCGGGGTCCACAAGGTGGCCATGTTCGGGTGGGATGGAGAGATCCCCTTCGCGCAGGCGTGGGGAGCCAGGGAGGATGCGAACCGCTCCCTGCAGCTGCTCTCCCTGGGCGCGATGGTGCATGACATGGCCGAGTTCCACGCCATCGACGTGGTGTGGATCGAGGACACGCTGGTCGGCAACAACGTGAAGTACTCCATCCAGCTGACCGAGGTCAGGGGAGCGGTGATGGCCTCGGTGATTACCCATGCAGACGTGCGTCTGGTCAACGTCGGGCACTGGAAGAAGGTCATGGTGGGTAATGGCCATGCGAACAAAGATTCGATCAGGGACTACATCCATGTGACTCACCCTGCGTATGCTCCGCTGTGTGGGGCAGACCAGGACCTCTATGACGCCTGTTGCGTTGCCCTCTACGGACGCCAGACCATGGAGTCTGCCCGAGACCTCCGCCTGGTCTCTGGACCAGTGGCTGACGAGGACGAACCAGACGGTTCCTGACCAGGACTCTGAACGGTGGGTCAGCTACCACATCGACGACCTCTACCCGGACTGGCAGGAGAACGCCCACTGCAAGGGCGTCGGCGTCCAGTACTACTTCGGTGAAGATGAAGGACAGCCGACCATGGGCATCCGCCAGGTCCGTGCTGCCTCGAAGCTCTGCGATGTCTGCCCTGTGTACGTTGAGTGCCTGACCTGGGCGTTGTCCAGGCGCGAGGAGTACGGCGTCTGGGCAGGCACCTCAGGGCGGGTCCGCCGGCGTATCTTCAAGATGCTGGACGATGGTGAGCGCACCGTCGATGAGGTAGTGGAGGACTTCCGTTGTGGACGAGGTAACACCTATCGACTTCCAGGCCAAGGGCAACAACAAGCCCAAGCCTCGACGACATGCACCGTCACAGAGCTCCTTGGTGAAGTCCCAGGAGCATCTGGAGAAGGTCCAGCTGGCCTACGAGATGAGGGCGGGCGGGAAGCTGCCGTCTGAGATCGCAACTGCTCTGGGCGTAGCGCAGAACGATGAGGTCTACCGGCTCCTCGATGAGCAGTTCAACCGTGATGCCGCCTACCTGACCGGGATGCAGAGGGAGACCGTCCTGGGTCTGCAGCTGATGCGGCTGGAGAAGCTGCTGGCTGCTGCCTGGCCCAGCGCCATGATGGGCGACCCCAAGTCCATCCGCGAGGCGGGTGAGCTGGTGATGAAGGAAGCTCGGCTGACCCAGCTCGAGCAGGTCGACCCCACGGTGAACAAGAACCTGGTGCTGGTGATGGGGGAGAAGGAAGACGACTTCATCGCCGCGCTCAAGGCCACCCAGACCGACTAGCGCGCGACGGGAGACTGGAGACATGGAGAGTGCCTTCGGCGTAGAGCACGGCGAGATCAGCAAGGGTGTGCCCAAGGGCCTGGCCGCAGTAGCCGGGAAGTACGAGCACATGCGTATACCCGCGAACCGCTCGATGGCCCCAGGGGAGAAGAGGATCGCCTACGCCGCTGAGCGGTTGAAGGCCCACAAGGCAGGCAGAACCGCTGCTCGGCTACCCCAGGAGAAGGGCAACCTGTTCGGGGGCCAGACCCCGAAGTCAGCTGGTCGCTCGGCTCGCACCGCATCCAGGTCCACGCTCAGTCGGGTCAGGGAGCCGGCGATCAGCACCACCGCTGCTGCATCTGTGGACCGCTACCGGCCCGGGCCCAAGATCATGGGTCGAGGTCCGAGTGGGTACTCGGGTCGATCCAAGCCCTGGAGCGCGTGATGGGTGCCGCCAGTGTCCCGTTGGACATCGACCAGGGCGAGGACTGGACGGCCACGATCGTCTACACCGATGAGCTGGACCAGCCCTACAACGTGGTCGCTCCCTGTCGGATGGACATCAAGAACTCCCAGGGCGCGACCCAGCTGAGCCTGAGCACACCTGATGTGTTCATCGACGGTGAGATCCCGGAGATCAACCTGTCCTCGGAGGAGGGGCTGATCCAGATCCACATCGAGGACATGGTGACCGGTGCGCTGGTCCCTGGCACCTACAAGTACGACCTGTTCATCACCGTCAACGACGGTGACGAGTACGCGGGCAACCAGATCCAGCGCCTGATCATGGGCGAGGTCGTCGTGAACCAGCGGGTCACGGTGATGTGATGGAGAGCCCGTTCGGGGTCGACCACGGCTACATCGCCAAGTACAGCGCCGCGTACGGGAACAACCGGGTGGCGATCAAGGACATGGCGGACAAGAAGGCCAAGAAGATCAAGGCCATGGCCAAGGAGAAGGCCAAGGGGATACCCAAGGGGAAGCCCGGGGAGGTCGTGGCCAAGCCCCATGAGCATGTGGATTCCTGGTTCGCCGGCAAGACCATCTCCAAGGCCAAGAAGCTGTCCCGAGCAGAGCAGCGGGAGCTCCAGGCTGCCAAGTCGGCCACCATCGCTGCCAACAAGCCTCCTGCCACCATGCAAGCTGTCGCGACGGGCAAGAAGGTCGGGAAGTTCGCCAAGACCCCCAAGGCCCTGGCACTGGGGGCTGCCGGTGTCGCTGCCGCCGGTGGTGGCTACGCCTACTCACAGAGGAAGAAGTCGGCATGAGCAACGTCGTGCGCCTGGTCAACGGAGGCGCGATCCAGGTCCGAACCGGAGTGATGCAGGGGATCGGTCCCCGTGGAGCTACCGGTCCAGCAGGTCCCCAAGGTCCCCAGGGTGATCAGGGGATCGTCGGTGACACCGGCCCGATGGGGCAGATCCTGCAGTCCCAGGCCCGCGCGAGCGTGGCCACACCCTTCCCGGTAGCGGCCAACACCGACACCACGGCGGTCTGGGGAGCGGTGGCCTACGACGACCTGAGCTCCTTCATCTCGAGCTCCAACATCGTGCTGACCGTGCCTGGTGACTACGGGATCAGCGCCTGGGTCAGGTTCGACGACGCCAACGCCGGGTTGCGGGAGATCTGGATCACCTCAGCCGGAGTGACGGTGGCTCGCTCCTCGCGCACCTCACAGCTCGGCCAGCCCTTCTTCGTCGACATCGCGCACCCGTACCGTGCGGTGGGTGGAGACACCGTGAACGTCTACGTGCGCTCCACCCAGGCCACCAACATCGGTCAGGGAGCGATCACGGTGAACCGGCTCGGCTCCGGCCCGGTGGGTCCGATCGGTCCTCCAGGTCCGCAGGGCCCTCCAGGATCACAGGGCATCCAGGGCATCCAGGGTCCTGGTGGCAACGCGGCCACCTCTGGCTTCACCACATACACCCAGCTGCTGCCCCACTAGCATCAGCACATGGTGTACGACCAGGCGCAATCTCCTCGTCTGGGCCAGCGCACTCCGGTCGAGTCCACCTATGTCCGGATGTTCTCCGGCGGGGAGGTCCCGGAGGCTGCCTGGCCGGGCCAGCTCATCTACATCAACGAGGACCAGATCCTCCAGATCTACAACGGTGATGCCTGGGAGGACGTGACCGGAGGCGATCTGGGCCAGCTCACCTTCGTCGGGCCCACTCCGCCGACCGCTCAGCACATCGGTGATGTCTGGTACAACACCTCGGACGGCAACCGGATGTACCTGGCCAAGTCCGTGGGAGCAGACCAGATCGCTCCTGGCGAGTGGGAGCTGGTCTCTGCTGCTGCTCCTCCGCTGGTGCCTGGCACGCACATCTACCACCAGGACACACCGCCCGGTCCTGCTGACGTACCCCCGCCGGCGAACAACGACTTCTGGTACGAGACGCCCGGGAACCACCAGTACTACTACTCCAGCGCTGCTCCAGGAACGCACTGGATCTTCGTGCAGGACACCGGCATCCCAGCGGCCATCAAGTCCACCCTGACCGAGTTCGCGGTGAACAGCTCGGAGACGGTGGCTCCTACCACGGGCTGGTCGGTGACCACGCCCACGCGCGCACCCGGGACGTTCGTGTGGTTCCGGACCACCACGACCAAGAACGACAACACCAGCACTACCACCAACCCCGCTCTGCTCACTGGTAACACCGGAGCGACAGGCCCTCAGGGCACGACGGGCTCTCAGGGAGTTCCAGGTCCTCCCGGAGCCAGTGGTACGCCGGTCTACACCTGGGTGAAGTACGCGGACACGCCCACCACGGGGATGAGCGACGATCCCACCGGCAAGAAGTACATGGGCCTGTCCTACAACCAGGCCAGTTCCACGGAGTCGAACATCTACGCGGACTACGCCTGGTCGCTGATCACCGGTGCCGATGGCGTGGCCGGTCCTCCGGGGGCCGATGGCCAGCCCACGTACACCTGGATCAAGTACGGCACCAGCGCGACCGGAGCTGGTCTCCAGGACTCGCCCACCGGGATGACCTACATGGGCATCTCCTACAACAAGCTCACGCCCACCGAGTCCAACGTCCCCACCGACTACGAGTGGTCGCTGATCCAGGGACCACAGGGAGCTCAGGGGCCACAGGGCAACCAGGGCTCGCAGGGCATCCAAGGCCCTGCCGGGTCGAACGGGCAGACTCTCTACACCTGGATCAAGTACGCCGACTCCCCGACCACGGGGATGGTGGACCTGCCTGCTGGCAAGGCGTACATGGGCATCGCCTACAACAAGACGACCCCCACCGAGTCGAGCATCTACGGCGACTACGAGTGGAACCTGACCCAGGGCGCACAGGGCAACCAGGGCATCCCCGGTGCTGCCGGTGCCAACGGTGTGCCCGTCTACACCTGGGTCAAGTACGCGAACAACGCCACTCCCACCTCGGGCCAGATGTCGGACGACCCGACCGGAATGGTCTACATGGGGCTGTCCTACAACCAGCTCAGCGCCACCGAGGGCACCGACTACCACGCCTACTCCTGGAGCCTGATCCAGGGACCGCAGGGCCCGGCTGGGAGTACCGGCAACACGGGTGCACCAGGAGCTCCCGGGTCCAGCGTGGGCACGGTCACCCCGTACTGGGCGACGGTCAACTACGGCGCGAGCGGTCCGGCCAAGCCCACCACGGCCACTCCGATCGCTCCCTGGGTCACCACCGAGCCGGCGTTCTCGGTCGGCACCGAGCAGTGGCGGACCGAGAAGACCACGCTCACCGACACCACGTTCTCCTACTCCACGCCCTACAAGTCCTCCATGTACGGGGCCGTGGCCACCGATCGGATCGCTCCCTCGAGCTCGCCCACACCCGAGGTGATCCCCGGGATCGGTGCCTTCTTCCTGCGCTGGCCGGCGGTGGCCAACCACGATCCGGTGACCTACGACGTGCACATCTCGGACACCTCGGGGTTCACTCCCGGTCCGACCACGCTGTACGACAGCACCACTGCCTACTCGATGACGATCCGGCACCTGGTCCCGATCGACCCCAACACCACGCTCCCGTTCCCGCTGCTCTACGACGACCCGCCGGGCACCAAGCCGTACTTCTTCAAGATCGTGGCTCGGGACGCGGACGGCTCTGCTCCCGCGAGCGCGCAGGTGAACCAGGGTCTGCCGGCGATCACCAGCACGGACATCACCGCCCGATCGGTCAAGGCCGACAGCATCGTGACCGGCTCCCTGACCGGAGACCTGTTCAGCGGCACCGTGGTGCTGGGCTCCACGATCAGCACCGGAGTGATCGGTGCGGACGGTCAGATCGCGGGCGCGCGGGTGGACCTGGGTCCGCTCGGGCTGGTGGTCTACGACAGCACTGGCACCCCGATCACCGGCTTCCCGCTGGACCCGTCCCAGGACGCCTTCGTCAAGCAGGCGCACTTCGACATGCTGTCGGCGGACGTGCAGGACAACTTCTCCATGCACGGCAAGAACAACCAGCTCGCCACCGAGTCCGAGCTGACCATCGCGGCTGGGGTGACACCTCCGAACGCGCAGCCCACGGTGACGGTGTTCTACGACCAGATCCAGCTGGACCGGAACACGGCGGTGCGGTCGAACACGCCGAACCCCTACTACGACCTGGGCACCTTCGCTCTGGACCCGTCCCAGATCTGCGCGATGGCCTGGATCAACGCCTGGGGTGGCTACTGGGCAGTGATCCAGGAGAAGTCGAACGGACTGCGGTTCTGGCGGTTCAACCCCAACGGCACGATCTTCAACAACCCGGTCAACGGTCGTCCCTGGGTCGACGACTTCAACGACCGGTCCAACGGCGGGACCTGCTACGACAGTGCCTTCAGCGACAGCGCCTTCATGTTCAAGCAAGGCGTCAGCGGCTACTACATCATCGGCTACCCGCCCGCTGGCGGGAACGCGATCACCAACACCATCCCGGCGGGCTGGATCCTGGACAGCGACACACGTCCTCCGACGCTGGCCTTCGACTCGATCGCGAACCGGTACATCCTGTTCCAGTCCACCGGAGGAGCGAATGGGACCTGGAGTGCGCGCCGGTTCCACCTGGTAGCGGGCTCGGGTGGGAATCTTGGAGCGGCCTCCTCGACCGGTGACGGTGCGGTCATCACTGGTCCGGCCTCGTCCGGGAACTCCCAGCGGGTCAACGGTCTGGTCTACGGCAACCAGATCCCCGGTGGCTCCTCCTACCGGTACGCGATCTCGTTGGACGCCACGCTGGGGATTGCGGTCTGGGACTCGGCCATCACCGCGCGCAAGCTCGTGGACGGGAGCTACGAGGAGTGGTCCAAGGCCACTCCGTCGCTCGGGTTCTGCCACGACGGCACCCAGTTCTGCTCGGTGGACGCGACCGGCAAGATCACCAAGTACACGTCCTGGAACTGGCCACAGGCCAACGCGGTGTCCTACATCGGTGCCTCGGCCATCGCCACCGTTCCATCGCCCGACTACGAGACTCCGATCGGGGCTCAGTACGCCAAGTTCACCTCGCCACGTCGGGCCAAGATCCGGATCAAGATGCCGGAGACCGATGGCGACGGCACCGACAACCGCGCGAACAAGTGGGGGCTGTACTGGTATCGCGGAACCAGCGACCCCACCACCGGTGCGGTGTTCAAGCAGATCGGCCTGATCGGCTCCTCCACGCTGCCCACCACCATCGACGTGACGGCCGATCCCACCGGGGCTCCTCCGCCGTACGGGCTGCAGGGCAAGCTGGACTCGATCAACAACCCGTCCGGCAACTTCCCGGCAGCCAACCCGGCCTCGATCCAGAGCTCCGCCCTGCTCGGTGGGAACCCGACCATCGCCCTGAACGGCGACGGCTCGGGTCGGCTGGGACAGGCGTACTGGGACACCAATGGGAACTGGTCCGGTATCGCCGGTGGTAGTGGCGGCGGCAGCCTGGACACCTACACCGCCGCCGCGACGGCGAGCCTGACTCTGACCAATGTCGATGCTGACATCACCGGGATGTCCGTGCCGGTCTCGGTGGCCGGTCCCTCGGACCGGTTCCTGGTGGTTGCTGCCGTCGACTTTCGCGCTACGACTTCTACAACGGTCGTGGACAGCGCGGTGGCGGTGGGGAAGCTGCTGGTCGATGGGGTCATCCAGGCCGGACAGGCGGTCTTCAACAGCGGTTCCACAACGTCAGTCCGAGCCACGGTGCACCAGAACTGGATGATCACCGGGATGTCTGCGGGCACTCACACGGTCTCGATGAAAGCCTCGGAGAACGCCACCTCGGGCTCGATCACGCTCGGCGTCGCCCACACCAAGATGGTGATCGTGAAGCTGGTCGGCCCGACCGGTCCACAGGGGGCCAAGGGCGACAAGGGCGATCAGGGGTTGCAGGGGCTGCAGGGTGTCCAGGGCCCCACCGGTCTCACCGGCAACCAGGGCGCGACCGGCAGCCAAGGTCCCATCGGCAACACGGGTGCACAGGGGCCACAGGGGACCACGGGCGCGACGGGTAGCCAGGGCATCCAGGGTCCGATCGGCAACACCGGAGCCCAGGGCACACCCGGTGAGAAGTGGTTCACGGGCGCGGGCGCACCTGCGGGCGCGACCGGGATCGTCGGGGACTGGGACCTGGACTCGGCCAACGGTGACTTCTACGAGAAGACCGGTGCCAGCGCCTGGACCCTGAGGGGCAACCTGAAGGGGCCTCAGGGCATCCAGGGCATCCAAGGTGTCACCGGTACCACCGGCTCGCAGGGACCTCAGGGAGCCACCGGAAACACGGGCAATACGGGTGCCCAGGGTCCACAGGGAGCGACCGGTGCCACTGGCATCGCGGAGGCCTGGTACTCGGGCAACGTGGCTCCGACCGGGAGCGTGCCGGCGCTGGCCATCGTCGGGGACTGGTACCTGGACACGGTGACCGGGTTCGTCTACGAGAAGACCTCGGCGGGTGGCTGGACGCAGCGCGCCTCGATCATGGGCCCGCAGGGGATCCAGGGTGCTACCGGAGCTACGGGAGCGACTGGATCCACGGGTGCTCAGGGACCGCCAGGTGCCGGTGGCGGCTCCTCGATGGCGGTGGTGGACGAGACCACCACCGTGGTCCCGCTGGCCACTCAGATGACGTTCCGTGGTACCGGCGTGACCGCAGCTCTGGGGGCTGCTGGTGAGGCCGTGGTCACCATCCCGACCCCCACAGCCACCGGTACTGCAGGCGGTGACCTGACCGGGACCTACCCGAACCCCACGGTTCCGGCACTGGCGAACAAGATCGACACCTCGTCCAAGGGTGCCGCGAACGGGGTCGCCGGACTGGACTCGGCCAGCAAGGTGGCGATCGCAGCGATCCCGACCGGCCAGACCGGCACCACGGTCCCCCTGGGCAACGACGCTCGGTTCACCGACGCTCGTACGCCGACCGCGCACACCCACGTCAAGGCGAACATCACCGACTTCGCGCACAGCCACGTCAAGGCCGATGTCACCGACCTGGGCACGATCGGCACCGCAGCGGCCAAGAACATCCCCAGTTCTGGTGATGCGACGGGCACCGACGTGGTGCTGGCCAGCGACACCAGGCTGACCAACGCCAGGACTCCGACCACCCACGTCCACGCGGCAGCCGACATCTCCTCCGGGATCGTCGACCTGTCCCGGCTCGGCAGCACCCCGGTCGCGGGGGAGTTCCTGAAGGCCGGTGCCACCACTGGACCCGCCGACTGGGCAGCGGTCACCAAGACCGACGTGGGCCTGAGCAACGTCCCGAACACCGACGCCACCGCGCGCGCGAACCACACCGGCACCCAGGCAGCTGCCACGATCACCGGCCTGGCCACCATCGCCACCTCCGGGTCGGCCACCGACCTGGGCGCTGGCACGGTGCCCCAGGCCCGGCTGGGCGCGTCCGGGACCAGGGACACGACCACGTTCCTGCGTGGTGACAACACCTTCGCGGCCCCGCCCGCGTACACGCTGCCCACCAACCCGCTCGCGGTCACCGAGCTGCGGACCACCAAGCTCGACTACAACCCGGCGGGAGCGGGTGACATCACAGCCGGCGTGTCGCTCAACATGAACGGCAACTACGTCTACGGCGTGCACACCCCGACCAACGTCGACCACGCGCTGACCAGGGGCTACCTGGACGGGCTGACCATCAAGATGCCCTGCCGGGTCGCCACTGTCGCCAACCTCGCCGCGCTGTCCGGGCTGATCGCCGTGGACACGGTGACGGTGGCGGCGGGTGACCGGGTGCTGGTGAAGAACCAGACCACGACCAGCCAGAACGGGATCTACGTCGCTGCCGCCGGAGCGTGGTCACGAGCCCCGGACAACAACACTGCTCCGCTGATGGCCTCGGCTGCGGTCGCCGTCAACGAGGGCACCTGGACCGGGCGCATCTTCCAGAACAAGTTCAAGTCCACTGACACCCTGGGCACCACCGGCATCGACTGGTGGTACCTGATGGACAACCTGGCCGGGTCCATCGCCTACGCTCCCAAGCCGACAGGGACTCCAGACGGCACCAAGTTCTTCCGTGACGACAACACTTGGGTCACTCCGTTCACCCCGGCCATGGACTGGTTCAACTCGGTCGCGGCCACCTCCATCCCGGTCACGACCTACACCTCTGTGATCACCTGGACCCGGGTCGCGGGCATCACCAATCCTGGGTATCTGACCTACCCAGGAGGATCGAGCAGCATCTTCACGGTGGCTCAGGCCGGTCTCTACCAGATCAACTTCTCCGGCACCTTCACCGCTGCCGCCGATGGCCGACGACTAGTGCTGATCTTCTTGAACGGCGTTGAGGATCGTCGCGCAGAGATCATGACTTCGGTGGCAGCGACTGTCGAGATCAGCCACGCCCGGTACCTGGCTGTCGGAAACACGCTGGAGTTCAAGATGTACATGAGCGGCGGTGGAGCTCTGATGGGTGTGTCTCCGGGCGAGGACATGCAGATCATTCGGCTCGCCTGAGACGTGACGCGGATGAGACGATTCGACTAGGAGGCAGACATGGCAGGCAACACCAACGCGACCACTCCGCTCCAGGGGATCCGCGTCCCGATCAACGGTGACGACCCGGACATCCCGGGCGACATGTACAACATGGCCTTCGACATCGAGAAGAAGCTGCTGGGGGTCTACACCACCGCCGCCGACCGGGACGCCAAGATCACCTCGCCGGCGGAGGGACAGTTTGCCTACCTGAAGAACAACGACACCCTCTACTGCTACATGGGCGCTCCCCTGGCCTGGACGATCTTCCCGCCGCCTCAGCCAGCCATCACCTCGGGAACGTCGGTGCCACCGAACTCCTCCGGTACCAACGGCGACGTGTTCCTCAAGGTCTAGGGGTCCAGGTGGGGATCTACTTTCACAACGGGACCAGCTACGTTCCGATCTCGCGTCCATACGTGAAGCGGAACGGGGTCTGGGTCGCGTGCGAGCAGGTCTGGGTGAAGCGCTCCGGAGCCTGGGTGGAGGCCTTCAACTCGAGCATCCAGCCTCCCGATCCGCCCGAGATCAGCCTGGAGGTGATCGAGGACTTCAACACGGTGAAGGGCGTGAAGACCCTGCAGACCCGCTACATCCAGGTCGGGATCAGGCTGCCCGGGGTCAACAATGACCCGGACCTGATGAAGATCCGGGTGCTGACCAACTACGGCGGGAAGCCGCCCACGGGCGTGCGCGGGGGCACCTTCACCTCCACCCCGGACAAGTCCTACCCGGGTGAGCCCTGGAGCGAGTGGCGCTACAACCAGTACGGCGGTCACGGCGACAGCTCCAAGTTCGTCTTCAAGCAGTGGCCTCCCAACGCTGCTGACGGCACCACCATGCAGGGGGACAAGGACTACTACTTCACCGCCTGGAGCACCGAGGACGAGCAGCTCTGGAGCGCAGGTGTGGCACAGCAGATCCACATCCCGAAGGACTCGGTGGGGACCGCCAACGTCATCACCAGGGAGGCCAGGATCCAGCCGAACAGCGGAGGCAGCTGGAGGAGCGACGGGTACCACGGTGGTGACCTGATCCAACAGAAGTCGCCACGGTCGGTGGGGCTGTGGTTCTACGGCAACCAGTTCTCCGACAACATCAAGTCCAGCCCCGCCAACACCACCATCAAGACGGCGCAGATCTTCATCCAGCGCGATCCCACCGACAGCGGTGCAGCTAGCGCCAACGTCTACCTGTTCTGGAACTCCTACGGCTCGGTGAGCGGACTGCCCAACTCTGGTCAGAAGGTCGACAAGAACGAGATCAAGAGGCTCGGTGAGGTGGCCAAGGGACACGGGAAGTGGTTCTCGCTTCCGGACTCCTACCTCAACGACCTGGAGCAGGGGAACATCAGGGGGATGGGTCTGGACTGGAAGGACCCGAACAAGGCCGACGCCAACACCGACGACTACTCCAGGATCATGTCTATCGCGGACAACGTGCGGTGTGGTGAAGTGCACATGGTGTGGGAAGAGAAGACCTAGAGCGACTGGCCCTACGAGTGAGGATGAGGACATGACCAAGGCAGAAGAGACCACGAACCCGAATGCCGAGTCCGAGGACAACACCCAGGTGGCCGATGCCGGCGTGCCCGGACAGATCCAGTACCCCGACCGTGAGGTGGACGCGGAGCACGCGGCTGCCTACGCGGGCGGCAAGGAGGAGCACCTCTACGAGGACCCCGACGACCCGCGCAACGAGACCTGGGAGAACCCGGCTGACACGCGCACGACCGAGCAGCGTCGCGCGGACGCGGAAGACACAGAGGACGACACGGATGAGTGAGACCCCGGATGAGGATGTCTTCGTCGAGCCGGACGAGCCCGTCGAGGATGTCGACCTGGGTGATGACGCGCCTGTGGACGCCGAGGGTGTACCTGAGACCTCCATCGAGGAGGCCACTGCGGGATACGACGAAGAGCTGGATGACCCGGAGGACGACAACGTGGGTGCCAACCCCGATGACGATCGCCGGGTGGGAGGCGTCTGATGAGCAACCCGATCCCCGGCTACTCGATCACCACCCCGTACGGGAAGAGGGGTAGCTGGGCAGCTGGCTACCACACCGGCGACGACTACTCGACCAAGGGCAAGACCGGGGTCAAGGTGCGTGCGTCCAAAGCCGGTCGGGTGGTCTCGACCGGGAACTCCTGGGGCTCTTCCTACGGCAACCACATCGTGGTCCAGACCAACTCCGTACGGCACGGCTACTGCCACCTGTCCAGGATCGCGGTGCGCCCGGGACAGGCGGTGAAGAAGGGGCAGCTGATCGGCTACTCCGGGAACACCGGGAACAGCACCGGCCCGCACCTGCACTACGAAGAGCGGAACAGCCCGTTCGGCTACTACAACAACCGGAAGCCGGTCTTCAACAGGGAGGCCTGATGTTCAACGGCAACGTCATCAAGAACGAGCCGGCACTGATCGTCGGCCTGGTGCAGGCTGTGATCGCCCTGGTCCTCGCTTTCGGTGTGAGCCTGAGCGAGGAGCAGGTCGGCTCCATCCTGGCGATCACCTCGGTGATCCTGGCGATCGTCACCCGGATGCTGGTGACACCGAACGACAAGGTTCCCACGCCTGTTGAGCCACCAGCTGTGTAGTGGATAGGATGGGATCATGCAACCACCTATCGTCACGGTCACAGGATCCTTCACCTACAAGAACAACGAGCCGGTCCAGGGCCTGGTCCGGTTCACTCCCAGCAGGCTCTGGGTGGTGCAGGGCGGCATCACCTGGGCCTGTCTGGCTCCCGAGGTCTACCTCTCCGGGGACGGCAGCTTCGTGGTGGAGGTGACGCCCACCGACGCCGATCCGATCTGGTGGCGGTACCTGGTGGAGACGCCTGCAGGGCGTTGGGAGGTCTCGGTCACCGGATCGGAGACTGGACACACCTTGAGAGAGTTGGTCGGTGAGCATCGTTCTGGGCCGAGCGCCCCGCAGTGACGACGAGCTGTACGAGGTAGTCCGCTCCCTCTGGGGTATCACGATCCCCCGACACAAGGTCTGCTCAGACCACGACGCACCCTTCGACGCCTTCGCCACCGCCTACTTCAACCGAGAGCCGCAGATCCTCATCCACGGCTCTCGTGGTCTGTCCGGGAAGTCGAGGCTGCTCTCCATCCTGGGACTGACCAAGGCAGCCATCACCGGCTCCGATGTGAACATCGTGGGCGGCTCCCTGAACCAGTCGATCAACATCCACAACACCATCCGCGACGCCTGGGAGCACAGCAACGCGCCCGCGTACCTGGTCAAGGAGGAGTCGGCCACCAGGATCAAGCTGACCAACAAGGCGAACATCATGCCGCTCACGGCCAGCCAGAAGACGGTCCGTGGCCCACACCCGCCCACCCTGCTGCTGGATGAGATCGACGAGATGGACCAGGGCATCTTCGATGCGGCCAAGGGCCAGCCGATGCCCCAGAAGAACTGGCGCGGGGAGATCATCCGCCCGATGACGGCGATGTCCTCCACCTGGCAGTACCCGGACAAGACCTTCGCGCACGAGTACCTGCGCTTCCAGGAGGAGAACCTCCCCATCTACACCTGGTGCTACAAGGACACCTCCAACCCGATCGACGGGTGGCTCGAGCAGGAGACGATCGACCAGAAGCGCCGGGAGATCCCCGCCGAGATGTGGCGGGTGGAGTACGACCTGGGTGAGCCCAGCATCGGATCGCGTGCCATCGACTCCGCCAGCGTGGAGAAGATGTTCTCCCTGCCCGAGCAGAGCATCCGGGAGTCCGTGTCCAAGGAGCGCCAGGTCTACCGCTTCGAGGAGCCCAAGCAGGATGCCGAGTACGTGATCGGAGCGGACTGGGCCAAGGAGCAGGACTGGACGGTGATCACGGTCTCCGACGTGACCCGGTTCCCGTGCCGGGTCGTGCACTGGTCGCGGATGCGCCGGCTGCCCTACCCGGTGATGATCGGGGAGTTCAACAAGCTGATGAAGGAGTACAACGCCGAGGGCATCCACGACGCCACCGGGCTGGGTGCGGTGGTCGCGGACTACATCGACCGTCGCGCGCGGGGCTTCCTGATGACCGGTGCCCAGCGGGACAACATGCTGAGCGAGTACGTCAGCTCGATCGAGAACGGTCGCTGGCTGGCCCCACGGGTGCCGGTCTTCTACAAGGCCCACCTGTACGCCTCGGTGGACATGCTCTACGCGCGCGGGAAGGAGTTCCACCTCCCGGACGAGATCTGCTCGATGGCCCTGGGCTGGCGGCTGGTCTCCAAGCGTGCGGTGCCGGCGCACCCGGTGGTGATCGCCAGCGACCACGGTCCGACCTGGATCGAGGAGGAGATGAAGAACAACAACGACGCGAAGCGGAAGCCCGGGAACTGGGTGGTGGGCTCGGTGCAGAACAAGTCCCAAGAGGTCGCCGAAGAGTTCAACCTGATGGTGTGACACGGCTGAGACGATGAGGACATGAGGAGCGCCTTCGGGATCGACCACGGCGAGTTCTCCAAGGCCCGTCGTGGACCGGGCGTGACCCGGGGACGCCGTGATCCGGCCACCTCGATGGTGCCGCGCGGTGGCGGTGGGACCTACTACAACCCCACCAAGGAGCAGCGTCTCGCTTCGCAGCAGCGTCGTACCGCGCAGGCCAAGGCCTCGGTCGAGCACAAGGCGAACAAGCCGAACGTCCGGGTCGGTGGCGGCAAGAAGTACCCGCTCAAGATGGCCATGAACGAGGTCGGAGAACTGAAGGGTCTGAACCGTGTTGTCAGACATGGGACGGTGGCGGGCGCAGGTCTGCTGGCAGGAACCTACGGTGCCAACCGGTACATCAGGCACCGGGACAGCGTTCAGAAGGATGACAACCAGAACCGGGATCGAGCTCGAGTGGTGGCCTCTGGTGTCGTCGGTGGTGTGGGTGGAAAGCTACTGGCCGGTGCCGGGACGAACATGGGCGGTCAGCTGGCCAAGGGCAAGCTGAAGCAGCGACGTGCCATGCGCGGCTCCTCCCCGAACGAGGACAAGATCTGGCGTGAGCACAAGGCGAAGTACGCCAACCCGACCGAGCGGCATCTGAAGTACCCCAAGTCCCTGCCGGACTGGCGGGCACAGCGGCTGCTGGCCTTCAAGAACAGGCCGGCGGTGGGCAGGGGCGCGTTGATAGCTGGAGCCGGACTCGGCGCGGCCTACGGGGTGCACGAGGCGCGCAAGAAGTGACAGAGCGGGGAGACTGAGTACATGGCAGACGTGAGACTCCCCCAGGGCGACATCTCGACCTGGGACGAGGACAACGCCGGGGACGAGGCTCCCAAGCGTGTCGGGCCTATGGAGGAGCTCGGTGTCACCGGGGTCAAGCGGGTCTCCGGGTACATCGACGAGGAGTTCCTGCCGGCGCTGCGTGGCCGCAAGGCGGTCCGGGTCTACCGGGAGATGTCGGCCAACGACTCGATGGTCGGGGCCCTGCTGTTCAGCATCGACAAGCTGCTGCGCGAGGTGGAGTGGAAGGTGCTCCCTCCCGAGCAGTCTGACCAGGGGAACGAGGCCCAGGAGTTCCTCGAGAGCTGCATGGAGGACATGTCCCACAGCTGGGACGACTTCATCGGTGAGGTGCTGAGCATGATCACCTACGGGTGGAGCTGGCACGAGATCGTCTACAAGCGCCGGCTCGGCCCCTGGCAGAAGGACCCGAAGAAGAGGAGCAAGCACAACGACGGACTGATCGGCTGGCGGAAGATGCCGATCCGTGCGCAGGAGACCCTGATGCGCTGGTCCTTCGACGAGACCGGCGGGATCCGGTCGATGATCCAGATGGCACCACCGAGGTACGCCACCACGGTGATCCCGATCGAGAAGAGCGTCCTGTTCCGCACCTCGATCGCCAAGGGAAACCCGGAGGGCGTGTCCCTGCTCCGCACGTCCTACCGGGCCTGGTACTTCAAGAAGCGCCTGGAGGAGTTCGAGGCGATCGGTGTCGAGCGCGACCTGGCCGGGATGCCGGTGGGCAAGGTGCCCGCCGACTACCTGACAGCGGCCAAGGGCACCCCGCAGGCGAAGACCGTGGATGCCTTCAAGAAGATGGTCCGGGGCGTACGGCGCGATGAGAACGAGGGCCTGGTTCTCCCCACCCAGTACGACCCGGACACCAAGCAGCCGCTGTTCGACTTCGAGCTGATGAGCTCCGGAGGCACCCGCCAGTTCGACACCAACGCGATCATCACCCGCTACGAGCAGCGGATCCTGATGAGCGTGCTGGCCGACTTCATCCTGGTCGGCCACCAGGACACCGGCTCCTACAGCCTGCACACCGACAAGACCGGCATCTTCCGGGCTGCCCTGAACGCGATCACGAAGGCCATCGCAGACACGTTGAACCGCTATGCAGTCCCCCGCCTGTTCGCGGTCAACGGGTGGAAGCTGGACGAGCTGCCGCGCTTCGAGCCCACCAACGTGGACCCGCCGGC